GACCAGTCTCCAGTGTTGGTTGCCGCTGACCAGTCTCCAGTGTTGGTTGCCGCTGACCGGCTTCCAGTGTTGGTTGCCGCGGACTGGATTCCAGTGTTGGACTTTTTATCATCGTCCCAGTTAACCTGATCTTTGATGTACTCCAGACCGGCTTTAATAATTCCGGCAATTCCGATTTCTGCTTTAATCGAAATCTTCTTTCCTGCTCTCTTGCTGTCGTCAGATTTCTGATCGTTTGCATCCAGATCGACTTCGCAATATCTGGAATCAGCCGGTGCATAATATCCAAATACATCCAACGGATTCTCACAAGCATGAAATCCAGTATCGCAAATCTCGGCTCTTTCTTCTTCGTACTCCTTGCCGATTTCATACTGAAAATCATGGCATTTTAAGTCTTTGTCAAATCCCTTATAGCATTTCATTTTTCCTTGTCCTCCAAATTCAGTCCGAGCATAGCTGCACAAACTTCTTTCTTTAAATACGTATCTGCTTCGGTAGTGTTTAGATACGCTTCAAACGCTTTCATCCTACCGACAAGCTCGGCGTATTCCTCGGCTACGGTCTCTGCTCTGAAATCCATCTTATTTTCTTTCTCCATCACAATCCCCCTCACAATACGGACATTTGTTGTCCATCAAAATTTTGTTTAAATGGTCAGTTACTTTCTTCACATTTTCTTCCTGCTGACAACCGCCCTCTACAATGCTGTACATATCAAACTCTCTTAAGGATTCTTTCTTATATATGTTGATGTGCAAGCTGCATCCGATCTTGTAGTTTGCGAAATGAAATGCTACCGTTCTGCCGGTTTCTTTCTGAACCCGTCTGCATAACTGGTACAGTTCATCTACAGTCTTATCAAAATCATTTATCTTCATTGAAAATCCCTCCAAGCAAACCATCAATAAACGCTGATGCAGCTTCTTTGATTTTTTCTTTTTGAAAAGTTCGAAATTCTTCTTCATTCATTAACCCGATTTTGACTGCTTCGTCAATCTCCTGTTTTGCAGATTCCTCTGTTTCTTTTTCGCCTTCCATAATAGATTCTTTGATTCCCCGAACGATAACAGCTAAGTCAGCTATTAATTCTTTTTTACTGCCTTTGAGTGTAAGTTCTCCTAATCTTGTATTAATCATCTTTCTTTTCCTCCTATTTTCTTTGCTTCATCCGGGTAAATAACCACGAATGATAAGATAAACATTATGATTGCTACTGCAACCGGCTGTGATGCGCTGTCAAATCTCCAGAACGGCAGGTACGGCGACATACCGCCGATCAGGACTGACAGGATTAATGCTTTTACCGTTTTTATGTCCCTCCGATTTTTTATGTGATATACTCTCCTTATGAAAGGAGGTGTTTTTATGGAAAAGTTACAAATTGCTCATGATTTAGCTATTTTGAAGTTAAGTCGCGAATTGGAACATGCTTATTTTGACGATGCTCATATTTGTCAAAAGTATTTTCAAATTCGCAAAGAGTTCTCTGATCTTCTGGAAGCACACGATGAACATTTTTTCTTAAATTTGGGAACGAAATAAAATGTTCATCCAGTGTTTCAAATACCTAATCTGCGTGCGTTAGACAAAACATCAAGGGCATAGGCAAGATATGGTTCATCTATGCCCTTTTTAATATTTTCTTCCACCTGTTCTCCAAGGCTGAACGCCAGACTTGCGATTATATCTTCCAAATACACTTCTTCTCCGTTTTCTTTCCTGAGGAAATACTTTGCGTTTCCGAGTTCGTTATCTCCGCGCATCAGTTTTCCTGACTCGAGATTTCTGACAACTTTTAATTCTGTCACTTTTTCACCTCTCTTTCTTATAAGAAACTTTCCTGCGCATTAGAACTGTCAATCTGGTCTTTCAGATACATTGGCAATTCATATTCATTGATGATTTTCACCGCCAGATCGCACTGGTTTCTCTTGATTGCCTTGTAAGTGTTCACGCCAAATTCTCTTCGAAGCTGCGCATCAATGTCGCTGTAAACCTGCTGACGGATGGAATTATCCTTGTATGCCGGAGAGTCCTTGCCGCCCAGTAGCGGGACAACTTTCTGATTCTTCGCCTTTGTGATTTTCTGACATTCCAGTGCCAGAAGTGGCATATCTTTTTTGAATTCCTGTAAATCTTCGTTGACCTTATCAATCTTTTCTTCAAGTTTGATGTTACCTTGCGCAAGAATCTGTATTTTGTCGTCTATTGTCCACGACGGTAACTGCGGCTTTTTCTCGAAGTAAGTATCGACCAACCTGTCATACACTTCCCATGCCTTATCGGTGTTCAGTGACTTGGCGTGTAGGAAAGCTCCTTTCTCTGTCCAGAGGTATAATGTTTTGGCATTTTTTGAACCATCGTGATTTTCAAGACGGTTAACAAAGCTCGTTTTTTCATCGCCCTCTAATTTAATGTAGTGCTTTCCTTCTGTGTATCGTTCTTTGTTGTGATTAAAGTTATAAGAAATTATCTTCTTATCAACTCCATACACTTCTGCAATCTGTTGAGTAGTCAGAACTCGAATGTTCTTATACTCTGTAATTTTTAATTCGCTCATTATTCTCCTTTCTTAATCCGAACTTACAGTTTCTTTTTTAGATGAATGGATTTTTTCATTGTCCATGATTCCATTCATATACCCCAGAAGATAATTTTTCTTATCTTCTGGAAGCTTATCAAGACGCTTAGTCACGTCTCTAATAAGATTCTTTTTTTCTTCTGACATATGGTTCTCCTTTCTTTTTGCTTTGTATCACTCTTGTGATTGTATGTTATCACTTGCGTTATATTTTGTCAAGCATATTATTACATTTTTCTTGACTTTTTATCACTCTGGTGATACTATATATTATGAAAGGAGGGTAAATTATTGGAAACAATTAACGAAAGAGTTTCTATTCTTCGTAAAAGACTTGGCAAGAACCAGAAAGACTTTGCAGAAACACTTGCCATTAAGCAAGCCGCACTTTCGATGATCGAAAACGGTCAGAGAGATTTGTCAGAAAAAAACATCAAACTGATATGTGCAACTCACAAAGTAAACTATGACTGGCTTGTAAATGGTACTGGTGAAATGTTTCAAGGTGACGATAGTGATGCGCAGGCTATCGTAGATTCCGTAATGACTGGTGATAATGACTTTGCCAAAAAAATTCTTGTGAAGTTTTCAAAACTAAGCGAAGAAAGATGGAAGCAGCTTCAAGAAATTCTTGAAGAACTAGAGAATAATTAAAAATGTAGAAGAGCCGAGAATTTAATTTTTCTCGGCTCTTCTCTTTTATTTAAATTTTATATTTAATTCAACTCTAATTCGTGGTACAATTATTAAAAAAACAAAGCACAGGAGGGGCTTTATATGAGGAAAAGGAATAAGATTGACAAGATAACCAGAAAAATCAAGTGTCCTGCTATCACCTGTCGAAGTGCCAATGTTCAAATAATTGGTAAAGGATTATTTTCTACCAAATATCAATGTAGGCAATGTGGGCGAGTTTTCAAAGCATGAGTTTTAATCAAGAAAGGAAAACATAGTATGAAGAAAAAAGTATTGATTTTTATGTGTTCTTTTGTGACTTTAAGTACTTGTAGTCCTGTATATGCAGGAGCAGTAACAGGAATTTAAGTTAAGAAAGATGAATCAGAGAAGTACGGGACTATTAGTGATTTTGATTATGACATTATTGGAAATACTATTCAACTTCACGAATATGATGGAAAGTGTGATATGATGCCCCTGCATTATACAGGGGCATTTTCTATTCTCGTAAATAGAGATATTCCAACAACTTATATACTCTTTTTAAAGTATTTTCTGAATTTACCTTATCCAACAGTCTGAGAATTTTTTCTTTATAATCCATAATATCTACCTCCCGATTGAAACTTTACTACAGTATATGTCTGGACAGTGGGAAATATAATCGAACATAAGTTCTTTTTTCCGTTATTATACCACCGATATTCCCCCTTGGCAACTGCCAAATATATACATGGACTTTTGTTATTTCATAGGCAAACTTCGCAATCTCAAAGAAAATTGTGCTTTCGCGAATATAACATCTGGCATTGCAAATTTCCTTAATCTCGCTCAACTGCTGCATCTGGACGGAATAAATTTGTTCCGTAGCTTCCTTTGTGATCTGCGCATCTCTGCGGTGACGTTCTGCTATATCATGTGACGGTATATGCACCGCACAGAATATTTCGCAAAATATCAGGATGAATACGACTATCCTGTATCTGTTCTTCTCCATTACTACCAACTCTTTTCTAAAAATATATCACGCATTATAGCACGAATTTGTGTAGTTTTTCTGGCAAGTGTAAAATCATGGAGTTTTTCTGCAAAAATAATCTACTTTTTTGATATTTTACTATGCACACTTTGTATGAGGTGGTATAATATTGTAAAATTTTAACAAGGGAGGGGATTGTATGAGCAAAGGTAAAAAAAAGAAAGATTCAACCCTGAGTGTCATCTCCTGTATTCTGGCAGGTGTAGCATTCATTCTTCCGTTGCCAATTATCCTGTCGTTTCCTCTGGCTCTGGCAGGAGCAATTGTAGGATTAGTAGATATTGGCACAAAGAAAGAGGAATATAGGCATATTGGCTCATGGTTCGGAATTATTGTCGGAATCATTGAAGTAGTTTTTATTGCAGTGCAGTATATGAGATTTCTTTAGCAGAAAAGAGGATTTTATGAAAAAGAGAGTTTGTGGAATTATGACGATGTGTGCTTTTTTATGCATTTCTCCTGTCAATGCCAGTGCTACTTCCTTTGACAACATTAATGAAATGCTTAATAAGATCAATGGTGAAGATGGGTTTGTCGAAGCATCTGAATGTGTGATTGACAAAAACACTAAATCCTTGCATCTAAGCGTCGTTATAAATGAGAACGTGCCAGATGATGAGGTTGGCACATTTGCTTCAAAGGTTTCCGGTGTATTGTCGGAAGCATCTCAGCAGGATTGGTATGATTATGATTATGTTACTGATGATTTCTATAAGAGTGGTTATGATGGAGTAGTTCTAACAAACGTTTGGAATTTCAAAAATGATACTCTGGCTTGCTCAATTTGGGATGATTCGCTATCAATCACGCGTCTTTCAGACGGAACTAAATTAAAAGAAGCTGTTTTAAAAGACGTGGAAAGTGAAAATTCTAATTCTCAGGAAAACGATTCTCTTGATGATGTCGGCAGGCTAAATCCAGGTGTTTATATTATTGGCGAAGATATTCCTGCCGGAAAGTACACCTTTTCAATAACCGACGGAGCAGGAATTATCAGCGTATATGACAGCTACGATGATTATAAGAATGATGATTACGAACATTCAGAAGAATACCATGTCGCTTCAAAAAAATATAAAGAAAGTCTTGGCTCTGACTTAGAAAGCATTAATTCTTTGTATTCCAGTGAAATTGGGAATCTACCGTTAGAGAATGGAATGTGCGTAAAAATAGATACTGTTTCAGTTCTATATTTAGCGAAATAAACAAGAGGGGGGCAACCGCCCCTCTTTCTCTTTGCCTGTCGTTCTTACAGGCAGTTTCTTTATCCACACATCCACCCGGACACAGAAACCATATTTTGCGAATTATGTCAAACTTTAATGCTTTACACTAACAATTTCAAGTGCTACACTTTGTTTGTGGGACAATAATACCACAAACAAAAAGAAAAATGTGTGTACTGTCAAAATCATGGCGTATTTTGACAAATTGAGACTACGAAAGGAGGGCGCGCATATGAGAATAGCCATATGTGACGATAACCAGCTTGAAGTTGACTTGTTTAAAGAGTGCGTATCGGGATTCTTACGGCGCAAAAGAGATTATCGCTATGAAATCAACGAGTATTCAGCAGGTTATCCGCTTGTTGAAGATGTGAAAGAGGGTAAATGGTACGATGTAATTGTGCTGGATATGATTCTGGAAAATGAGAACGGTTTGGAGATTGCGAACCGGCTTCGGGATATTGGATATGATGGAAAGATTATCTTCTGGACAGCCGACGATTCTCATTTGCAAGAAGCATTTGACGTCGGCGCTATGCAGTATGCGGTCAAGGGCAAGGAATACGGTAGAATATACCGGGCTATTGACGAGATTCTGTCGCAGATGAGGGATGAAACATTGACGTTCAAATTCCGTAGGCAGATAAACCGGCTCAAATACGATGAAATTGAGTACGTCGAGAGCCAGGCAAGAGTTTGCCATATTTTCGCTACAAATAACCGATGTTTCGTGACCACTTGCAAGCTGAACGATCTGGAAGAAAAACTGTCTGATAAGCGATTCTTACGTTGCCATCAGAGCTATCTGGTGAACATGGATCACATTCAGTCGGCAGGTGACAATTTCATCATGGATTCCGGGGATGTTGTTCGGATAAGGCAAAATGGAGCAAAGGAAATCAAAGAAAAATATGAAAATTACATAAGTTGACAGCAAAATGACCGCCAACCCGGGAAGGAGTAATTGGCGGTCATTTTCATTTTCAACACTTAATAAATAAAAGGGTTTGCAATACGAACTACTATATCGAACACATTTATTATAGCATTATAAAAGTCATATTACAACTGTCATTTAGAAATATCTGTGATTCTAGTGAATGTTCCTTTCGGAATAAATTCAAAAACAAATCCTTCTGTCGGATGCGGGATGCGGATGAAGTACCATTTAAGTCCCGAACTGTCGGTTTCTGTGTACTTCATCACCTCTACAACTGCACCTTTTTTCAGTTTTGGAAACAGCTTTGACGGGCTTTTTTTGCTTGATTTTGCATAACATTTTGTGTCCTTTTTTATCTGTGCAATGTAGGCTCTGGTATTCTGCTTTTTGACTACATCCGAGTCTGAATCCGACGTTGTATTTTTAACTAAACTGTAATTTGGAGCGCAGAATTTTGTTCCCGGGAGGTTGCTATTGTAGTAGCTTTTTTGACACACACCACCGCCATTTGCGATAATTGTAGAGCCACCAGAAGTATTTCCTTCGACTGTCCAGAACTGATCTCCTGACACTTTTATTACGATTCCAGTATGCGTAAATTCTCCGTTTCTGTAGAAAATAACAATGTCTCCGACTTTTGGATTGCTGTTCAAAGTAAACAAATCTGCCATTGTCGGACAGTAAACATAAGGCCAGTGTTTTAAAAGTTTCTTTGCCTTCTCTTGTCCGAATGCTTTCATGAAACACCAACTCACGAATGCAGCACACCATGGCTGTCCTTGATAATCCGGCTTAATATCTCGCCAGTATTTTGTGTAATTATTTTCTCCGGCATTTGCTGTCTTGCTATCAAGCTGACTATTGCTTGCCTTTTCAAGATATCCGATTTCATTCTTTGCGATCTGGATTAATTTATTAATTGCCTTCATGTCTGTTTCCTCGCTTTCTGGAAAATATGTTTTTAATGCGCTATAAACAAATCTCTGCCGGCTCTTATATGCCCCGACTTGGTTCCCTGTGTCCGTCTGGCAGGCTGCATAGAGATTGTCCAATGTATATGGTTTCTGAGTCTTTGCCAGAATCCTTGTTACTGCTCCCTGTCCGCCTTGATGCCTAAAGTTCGCACACATAGCTTGCGCTCTAGCGTCTGTAACGCCCTGTTTAAGGGCTTCATCTGCATAGGTGGCTAATTGTTCATCCATAAGGTTATCTTGACATTTAACGCCCAAATCGGACGAAATAAGGGCAACTATGGTGTCGGCAAGCTGTGACACTCTGGAAATATTGAAGCATTCCCAGTTTGCGGTCTGAACTTGTTCTAAAAGTCTGACCTTGTCTATTTTCTCCCACTGTTCCGGGTCAGCATCGTAAATCCGCTCCAGAAGCGTCTTGGCTTCGGTTGCGTACCATGCTCCTGCTCCAATCGTGATTGCGTGTTCATCTGAATTATTCTCATAGGCTTCCGTGAAGTCCGAATAATCCTGCTGTCCGTAAACCTGTCCACCGGTTTCGACTGCATAAATAATCTTCCTGAGAACTGTTTTCTGTTCGTTTGTCATATCGCGTTGCTCCTTTCTGTCAAATATACCTTGTAGGCTCCGTATCTGCCCCTAAAATCAATTTTTATATATCATTCAAGGATTTTATCGAATTACACGTAAAATCGATATATGAGCCAAATACGAAGTCGTTAATAAAATGATTCAATTTGGGCTGAAATGAATTAAGAATGTCAGGGTCAAATTAGCCTAATTTGACGATTAATATATATCTCGTATATATATTAATATATATTCTTATTCTATTTCTTATTCTTATTCTATTGCGTTACATTGCGTTACTGGTAACGTTATTGTAACGTTACATTGAGATATTATGTAAATAAAAATTGCTTGTTGACAGAAAACTTTCATCTGATTTTTTATAATTTCTAAGATGATTGATTTATTCTGAAAACAAGCAAAATTTACGTTTACAAATTATTCATTTTTTATTTTTAATATAGTTACATTTTAGTACGGTCAGGGCTTGGATTTTGATGGTTTTTGGGAAAATAAGGACTTATTTCGGTTTTTATGGAAAATGCGCTCTTATTTGCGGTTTTGGGGTTCTTATTCTACAAAATTAGACAATATCTTATTGGCACCTAATCTTTTTTTAATGGAACTACTGTCATATAATGTTTTACCGATGCTTCTGCCCCTACTCTCTCATCTGAATATTTCTGAAAAATATAAATACGTCCTTTCTGCGCAATCATCAATTCCACGCTGTCTTGCGAAGCTACCGTATATGGTAATGTACCGATGTTTACAGCGTCTGCATCAATACCGTTTTCTATATCTCCATAATCCATGATTTCTCTAGGTTTTAAATAACTTGTTGCGTATATATGATTGTTATGTATGCAAATTCTTTTGAAATAAGTCGAAATGGTTGCTGCCCCTATTGTTCTTTTTTCAACAAAATTGTCATTTATAAATTCATATATTTTGCTTTCTCTGCGAGATGAACTCATATATATAAGTTTTCCATTGTAAGTTCCTATATAACTCTTTCCGGAAATAAGCTTTGAAGATATGTCAAAAGGATTTTCAGGAATCTCACGTATATACACATCTCCTTTTTCAACAAAATAATATTTCCCATTGCTATTTATTACAGTATTCGCAATCCCAGAAACAGGTACTTCTCCAACATTTTTGTCATAAATTCTTTCATATTTTCCAATGATTCCTCCATTTAAATTTATCTTAAATACCTGTTCACGTTTTTCTATTATATTTGAGTATGGATCAGACGCGCTTCCGTCGTATTGGTGCAACATTGCATGGAAATATATATATCCGCCTTTTATCCACATATCTGTAAGCAACGGTTCGTCGTATGTAGTGTTTTCTTCAGATGCACTAATCGTCAATTTAATAGCAGACGTTGCCTTGCTTGTAATGTCGTATATTGTAATATCGAAAGAGGTTATCCTGTTAGCATATGTTATATAATAGCCTTTAATTTCCGCGACATATATTGATTTTCCATACTCGGTGAATAGTTTTGTATCTATTATCGTTCCTTTCACTGCTTGTTGCTGGTATACCTTGATATCTGTGTATGGATTCTGAGTATTAAAAAGAGCATATCCATATAATCTTTTATTATTTACACCTTCAATCGTAATTTTAGACGCAAAAACTTTCCCGTTTGTTACTGTTGCGACAATATGGTAGGAATCGACTGTAAATGCCTCTTTTATTTGTTCTTCTTTTTTCCATAGAAGCGTATCTCCGCCCCATATCTCACTCGTTTCTTTACCTTTGACAGGAAACCCAGTGATTTCCTGTCTGTTCAAAAACGCCTTATATATCATCTATTACTCCTCCTCGAATGTGAAATACAGTGTATCTGTTCGGTCGACTCCTGCGGCTACAAGCGCATCATAATCGGACTTTTTAATTCGCTTTATGCACCTCAATTGTGCCTTTTTTAATTGCTCAGAAGTGCTACCAGAGCCACCAGAACCATCCGTAAAATCATCAATCATTGCCGGAGAAAATTCAGAATCCGAACCATCTGTAAATTCTGCATAACTGATTGTCGGCATTTCAGAACGTGTAAGGTTGACCGTTCCAGATATTTCGGGAGTATATTTTCCTAACTGCTGGCTATTGCTGTTGAACGGTGCATTGTTGGCAGAATAGGTGTCAATCATATCTGTAGCACCGATTTTGAGCGTTCTGCTCATGATGTATGAATGAACGTACCATTGCAGTTCCGTAGGTTCCTGATCGTCGTGCTGAATCTGCTTTTTATAGTAAAGTTCGACTGCCTGTCCAACCATGTTCAGTGGGTTTCCCTGAACCTCGGCGGTATATCCCTGCGCACGATAATATTTCCGCAAATCTTGATTTACGAACACACCATAGCAAATCTTCATAATTGGTTCAGCCCTTGAAATGCCGCCATACTCGTCTGCATCCCAAACGTAATTTAGCCAGTCTTCATTCCCTACAAAGAAACTATTTCTATTGTAATAAACGTTGTTATCATACGCTTCTTGCGCTGTATAGTCGCCTTGTGTAAAGCCAAAGGCTCTATTCGGGTCAGGATCACAAAATATAACATTCGGGAACCAGATTCTGCCCTCTTTTGCGGTAAAACTTTTAAACGTATCAAGGTGTACTTCTTCGTTACCGTAGTATTTATAAATGTTCTGATTACCGGTAGTCTGCCCGTACCTATAACTGTTCTGGCGAAGCTTCAGATACTCAAACTTGCCATCCCTGTTCATCCATCCAAAACGGTCATTCTGCAAGCATAAATCTTTCAGAATGTTCACTACATTCATCTCATTTGAGTTATTCGTATCAGGCACATAGGTGTCGTCCCAATGCAGTTTTGTACTAACTTGTTCGAGTCCCAAAAACTCAAATAATTTATCCCTGAATTGCTTTTGAGTCAGCTTTTTCTTCTTATCAGTCGTCTGGTTTTTATACCATCGAGCAATGTCAGTATTTCGTAATTTATACAGATAATCATATGCGATAAAATTACGTGTCAAGGAATTTGCTTTTCGTTCTGCACTGTCGATTTCTCCTGTGAAAATTTTGATTTCTGTTCCTTTTCTCTCAATGTACACTTCAATTTTCCCATGTGGATAAAACTCTTCCGAGGTACCGTTAAACTGGTCGTGGTGAGCCTGAAACGTTATCTGATTGCAGACGCAACCGCCAAAAATGAAATACTGTTCTGAACAAATAGACTCCTGCAAAGCAAGCGTATTCTGGTCGATATTTTCATTTGTAAGGTCAGCAAATTCGCCGTTAATCCAGTGTACTGTAACATTGATTGGTTCAGTTTTTTCTTCTTCAACTTCACCAGAGCCACCGCCAGAACCGCCACCAGAACTATCATCAAATGGGTTTTTTCCGTCGTTCGTGACTTTAATTTGGAAACTGTCGGAACCAACAAATTTGGAAGTTCCGTTGGCTGTGACATTATAAGAAACCGTGATTGTCTTAGAACCCGCGGTGGAACTATCGAAGCCAGAAATATCATAATCTGTAATTTCTTTCTCGGTTCCGTCCTGTCTTACTGCCGCTACAGTTAACCCGGTTGGGTCGAACGATTCCCCAATTCTATAATAAATCTTATTTGGGTAATGAGAAATACGGATTCCGACAGTATCAGGAACTACTTCAACGGTAAACATTGCAGTAAACGACTGATATGTAACTGTAATAGTCTTTTCTCCTGCTTCACTACTATCCAAATCAGACACAGTATATCCGTCTGTTAAAACTTCTTTTGAGCCATCTGTCCAGACTGTCGAAATTAGCATCCCAGAAGTGTCTAGTGTATCTCCTTTGGAATATTCTACTTTAGTTGGCAAAGCCGTGATTTCTATTTTGATGATCTCTATGACTACAATATCAAAGGTAGTGGATTGTGTTTCGTAAGATACATTAACAGTCTTAACTCCAGCGGTTGACATATCTGGATTTGATAATGTATAGCTTGTTGTTTCTTCTACTCTTCCATCGTCATAAGTTGCGTTTACAATCAATCCAGAGCTATCAAATTTTTCCCCTTTTTTGTATTTCAGCTTATGCGGCAATGAACTAATCTCAATTTTGACAAGTTGAACTTCCACCCATTCAACTGTTGCGTTTGAGGCTGACCAAGGAGAACCAGATATGGAATCTTTTGTTTGGTTAATTTTAATCGTTATACCAGAATTACCATCGAAAGCACCACTAGCAATAGTTTTTACATTTTTTCCAATATATACTGTTTTTAATTTGGAGCAAGCTTGGAATAGTGCGTTTCCAAGTTCTTCTATTGACAAGTCATCTGAAATCGTAAACGTTTCAAAGCCGCATTTACTAAAACAATAATCTGGAATTTTTTTAATCTTATTAGATAATTCTATCGAATTTAGTGAGGTACATTCGCTAAAAGCATTTACACCAATTTCCGTAACACTATCCGGAATAACAACATTGTTCAGAAGACCGCAACTGGCAAAGCAGGAAACAGGAATACTTGATATACCTTTCCCTATTGATATAGATCTTAATTCTGAACATGTAGCAAATTGACCAGTGCCATTCCATTTTACAGTCCCGTTTAAAGCCAACGTTTCGATGTTCTTCCTGTTAAAAGCATTACTATAAATAGTACCTCCGCGAATAACTAGATTTTTTGCAGAAATATTATATATAGTGCCCCCTTCGCCAGACGATGCAAATATTGCATCGTTGCCTCCTATTTCCAAGTTTTCAAGAGTGCCCCCTTGGAAACAATATGACATACTCTTGAGTGTCGATGGAAGAATCAAATTTTTCAACGAAGAACAACCACAGAATGTACTTCTCCCAATTTCTTCGAGTCCTTCGTGAAATGTCAATTCTGACAGATTCGGACAGTCGTTAAAGCAACCACTTGAAATTTTTACAAAAGATTCTGAAAAAGATAAAGATGTCCCTAGATATTTATTGAAGTTACCGACACCAATTTCGGATATATCATTTCCAAATACAAGATTTTCTAAGCTTGAAAATCTACTACCGAAATTACTCGGAATCTTAGTAATACCGTCGCTAAATACAATCTGCTTGCATCTTGTGTATAATGAATTTGGACAGGCTATACCTTCTGCATTGTCAGATAAGTTATTATTAAATTCGCCGGTTCCTAAAATACTCAATATATTTGTTTCGAGATCGAATATTGCAGTTACATCATCTTTAGTAGGCGTTCCGATTTTCACCGAAAAGGAATCTAAAACTTTTGTTGAAACGGTCGTTGACACTCCAAAATACTCAACCGTTATCAGTAACGAGCCCGGTTCTGTGACCACTACATTATTAACTGTATATCCACTTGTTACATACTCGAAGCCGTCCGAATATGAAACAGTTATGCTATATACGGATATATCTGTAGTTTCTCCAACAAAGTATGTGTCTGATGAATAGTTTCCGCCAGTTATACTCAATGGTTGCATAATTGTAATATCGAACGTAGTTGTTAATATTCCATAGGTTACCGTTATCGTATTTGTTTTTGGAGAACTGCTGTCAAACCCAGAATATGTACAATCCTTTGTAACGTCTATAGTGTTTCCATCACTTAACGTTGCAGTCACCACAATACCTGTAGAATCAAATTCTTTTCCTATGTGATAATTCACCTTGCTTGGCATAGTCGTTACTGATATGGCGGTAATAGAAGCTTCTGAGACGGAAATCTCAAATGTTGTGGTTTTTCCGGATGCGGTAACGGTTATGGTCTTTGTGCCTGCGGAACTGCTGTCAAATCCTGATAATTCATAATCGGTAGTGGATTCTGATGTTCCATCATTGTATGTCTTTGATACTTCAAGTCCTGTGCTGTCGAATAATTCACCCTGATAGTACGTGGTCTTATTTGGCATTTTTGACACAGTAATTCCAGTGACGTATTTGTCTTCAACAAATTTCTCATAGCTAACTATCTGCGACACACCTGCGTTTTTTACTAGAATCGAAATTGGCACTGTAGAAGTTACGGAAATAGCCAAGTCTGTTGTGGACTTTCCGTCAGTGATTGACGATATGCCTTTATAATAATTGTCCGTAGGTATTTGAGTAACATTGATAAATAATGTCTGTCCTTCTATCAAGAATACTTCATATTTCAGCGCATATGTCGAATATGTCAATGAATAATACACATATCCTTCAACTCTGATTTTGAGAAATCTTTTTCCTGATGCGAGCATCCCCTCTTGACGGTAAATGTAATAAACCGCGCCATTCCTACGCCAGATTTTGAGTTGTTCGGCGTTTTGGCCGAATCCGATAAAATTGTTACCAGAAACATATATAGTACTGGCAGTCTTTCCTGCATAGGTAAACCAGTCAACGCCCGTGACACTAACTACATCATCGTCGTGCTTCTTGTTGTTAACAATAGCAGTCATCCCGGTCGTCGTATTCAGTAAACTGTCAAAAGATACTGTATCTGCCATAATCATCCTCCCGTCTATTTAAAATGAAAGAGCACATGAGCTGTGACACCCATGCACTCTGGTTGTTAGTATTCGATCAGTGCGATTCTGATTTTGTTATACAAAATGTTATTTCCTACAACTCTGATAGGTTTATACTCAACATCAGGCATATAAAAAACACCTGTTTTGTAGGTGTTTTCCTCGTCATCCCAGTATGTGACCTTGTACTTCCGCTGTGCCTTATTGACTAAACCCGATTTGAAAACAGACTGCATCTCTATTTTATCCGGCAACCACATCGGTCGCGTGTTGAAGTCTATTTTTGTCTTAAAATTCGGGCTTGTGTCCCTATGCAAGAGATTGTTCAAGTCCCTATAGGCTTCTATCTCTGTTCGCTGATTCGGGGTTGCGGAGTAATCGTTGTAGGCTAAGAATTTGTTCGGGAGAACGCTTCCCCCGAACTTTAAAAAATAACCTTGGAAACTACTTCCTGCAATAAAGTCACTCATTCTATCACCTACCCTTCAAACAGTCCGTAGCCATTACGGTTTCTGAACTGCTGATTTTCTTCTTTCAAATATCCAATCAGATGTCCGTCTGCGTAGATTGCCATGCCGTTCAGGGCGTTTTTGACCGCCTGTCCGATCATCTGATTATTGTCAAATGTGTTACTGCTGATTGCCATGACTTCTTTCCGAATATCGTCAACAAAATCATCTGTATCAACTGACATTCTGCTCTTTACTTCCTGATAGGATGTACTATTTGTGATAATGTCTGCGGTTGGTGTATTGATTTTTTGCACTTCGGCGCTTATATCATTGATGGTGGATTCGACTTTTGGAAGCATGTTTTGCATGCCGAGTCGGAATCCCTCAACGGTGAATCCACCGAGTTCCATCATCACCTGTGATGGACTGTGAATCTTAAGGACTCTGCGGAACGTATTTGATATATTTTGAGCGATTTTTTGCACATTCGCATAAAGCTGTTGTGCCGCGCCTACGATTCCGTTATTCAAACCGATAATAGAGTTCCAGCCGATATTATACAAGTTTCCAATAGAACTGCTGATTCTGGTTCGGATTCTTCCAAACCATGTAAATGACGAGGAAAAGCCCGGCTCTAATCCGTTTTGGAATCCTTGACCGCAGTATTCTGCAAGCTGCTTAAACCATCTGGACGGAGAATGAGAGTCTACCGCTTCCTGTGCGGGGGCTTTTACGCTGTTGTTCATTAAATCAAGAATTGAAATCTTTGTAGAATCTTTCTTTCCGTCAATTCCAGACTGTAATCCCTCTGCAATGTTACTTCCAAGGGTTTTGCCGCTTGATTTTGCAGTTTCTTGTGCGTCTTTTGCAGATGATTGAATTGTTGAATTGAGTTTTTCGGTGACTTTACTGCCGTTCTGCTCAATTCCACTACCTACGGCAAGAATCTGATTCTTTCCGAGCTCTGTAACTAATTCAAAACCAGTATTGTTATCCAGAACACCGTTAATTGCCCCTTGCAGAGTTGAATCCATTGTGCTTTGCAGAGTACTTTCGTAGTCAGAAATACCTTTTCCAAATTGCACCATCTGTCCGTTTGCTAAAGTATAGTAACCGTTATCATCTGGCTCTAATCCTTTTGAAATTTCTTGATAAATCTGTAATGCTTTTTCGCCGAGAATCTGTTTTCCATTTTCCCATATACCACCCATTTCATCAATTGCATTTGCTGTATCTGTTACCAGAGTCGCGAAATCAACAGTCTGGATAAGCGTCTGGAATCCTGTAAGTTGCTCTGAGATATCTTCAAACGAAACATTGTTAATCCGATCAGCCATGTTTGAGAACTGATTAGAGGATGTTTCTGCTGTGTCTCCAAGGTCTTTGACCGGTTTATTTACTCCTGCTATCGCATTCTCAAAATCTTCTGATGAAATCCCTAGATTATTGAGTTTAAGTTCAAGTTCATGCAATGCCTGTTCTGTGCTATATCCATTGTCTTTTAATTCAGAAAGGAATGTTAATAAAGGATATGCTTGTTCACCCGAAATCTGGCTTGCGTGAACCAGACTAAGAATGGCATCTTCATATTCCTGGAATACTTTTAAGTCGTCCTCTGTAAGCTTATTTCCAACTCCGAATATATCTTTCATCCATTCGTTGATAGCTCCGGTAAAATCCCCTTTTTGATAACCGAATACATTATCTTCCAAAAATTCCCCGAAGGTTTTATCTTCGCCGCCGAACAGATTAACGCTTATCCATTTCCCAAGGTTGAATCCCGCCATTGCAGTGCCTAAGACAACCATACTGTCTGCGAATCCTGCCGCAAGTGTAGAACCGAGTCCAGAACCAAAAAATGTCTGTAACGCACCACTAGCTGTAGATAATACAGAGCCAAGACCGTTGAATATCGTTCGTAGTCCACTAATTGAACTAACCACACTCCATATATTTTTCGAAAATTTAATAGTTCCTTTTACTGCGAAGAAAATTCCAAGCGCATTTCCTATTGCAGATATTGACTCAGGAGAAAGTTTTCCTAACACTTTTGCAAATGCATCCAGTACTTTTACTAATGTATTAATTAGTGGTGCTCCAATGTCATTGATCATTATGTCAAAGAAATTTATAAATGCGTCTGCGAATCCCTCAGCAAACGGCTGAAATACATCCCATACATCACCGATTGTTTTTACCAATGAATCCCAATCAATATTTTTGATGAAATTCACAATTACGTCTTTGAGATTTCCAATTCTTGTCCATAATCCGTCCCAATCAACATCAATCACTCCAAACTTATCAAGCGCGGCGACGGTAAGTCCTAGCCCTGCCGCTATCGAAGCGTATGGATGTGCCGCTAACATGGTAATGCCTTTGCCTATCACTCCATCTTTACCGAAAATGCCCCCGAACCATGTAAGTCCTTTGAACGCCATAAATGCAGTCAGAAGCTGTCCGAGGAAATAACCGATAGATTGTGCTTGCTTTGGTGAGAATCCCGCGATAAACTCTTTAAACTTGTCAATCAGATCAGGGAGTTTGTTCACTCCGTCTGCCGCCTTGTCAAAGAAATCGTCAAAGAAATCAAGCAATCCTGTTCCGACATTCTCAGCGAATGGCTCTAATACATCCCATAATTGCACAAGGGAAGCATTGATTTTATCCCAGTTAATTTTTACAAGGAAATCGTTAAAAGCATTGATTAATCGTGGTAATCCTTTTTCTCCTAATGTCCATTTCCCAAGTGGTTTTAGAAAATGTTCCCAGAAATCTTTTAATGCTGTCCATGTGAAGTCTCTGAGCTGTTTCAATCCGTTATTCCAGAGATTTTTCAAAGCTTTTGTAGTAGGCTCTGCGGCTTTTGCAAGTTTCTTAAATGTGTCTGTAACCTTATTCGCGAACGCCATGGCCTTATTTTCCATTGAGTTGTAGGCGGCATCCCATTTCTTCTGGTATTCATTCAGAAGCTTATCCAACGCATCATTGAGCATTCCTGCGTCAAGGGCAGATGTGTCAAGAGCAGGCGTTTTAATCTTAGAATTTGCAAGGTTTGACAGAGAACTGTCGTCTTTGCTCATAACCTCTAATTCATCATAGGATGCAAGGAACTGTTTGAGCTTCTTTGCGTTTTTAGTCGCATTTTTCAGATTGTCACTGGTATCTTTTGTAGTATCATCAACATCTGAAAGACTAGAATCGTCTATAGTATCAAGTGCGTTTGAGAGATTTTCACTTCCGCTACCGATAGAACCGAACATATTTCCAATTTTGGTATCAACTCCAAGAAGTGAACCAATGTATGTCAAAAGTCTTTGAAATGCGATTACGAGACCATTGATGTATGGAAGCACTGCCGCAACTACAGGCATAAAGATGTTCCCTAATGCTCTGGCGCAGGATACTAAATTTGCACGAAGTATACGTAACTGGTTGGCTGGCATATTTATCGTATTTGCCATATCCGCCCATGCGTACCGTGTAGAATCCAGTATCACTATTGTCCTCAGCATTGCTTTGCTTGCCTGGTCCATCTTTGATACAGCTGTTTGCAGTCCGAGATTCGAAGCGTATTGCTGTAAGTTTGCTACACGAATATTCGCGCCATATTTATCTACAGCACGGCTCATTCCTACTAATCCAGAGGATAAGTTTTCGTAAACTGTTTTAAAATCAAGATTTTTAACAGATGCAAGGTCTGCGCCGATCATAGTTAACGCATTCGACAGCTTTAAAGCCTGTTCAGAAGTCGTTCCCATAGATGATGATAACTGTGCAAACTGGCCTTGATAATTTAAAAGCATGGACGGGTCCATACCAAGTGACTTACCGGTTTTATTTGAGGTCAGAATCGCATTGTCAGAAACATCAAATCCAGACATTTTAGATGTAAGTTCTCTGGCTCTCTGGCTGAATGAATCTGCGTATGCTTCTGCGGAGTCATACCCTGCTTCCGACCAAGTTTTTCCTGCTTTATCTGCTACCTGACGGAACGCCGCTTGAAAGTAGTTATAATCTTCGAGGAAGTTCATGGAACTTTCAATTGCGCTACCGAATTTTCCAACAACAAATTTCAACGTCCAGAACTTCGCAACCAAGGACATAATGCTAGGTAAGCTTTTTTTAGCTTTACTTCCTACATTTCCAACGGCATTACCGAGTCTTCTAACTTTTCCCGTCGAAGCAGCCGCACCCTGTCCCAGTCTGGAAAAAGCACTCGCAGTAAACCTTGCCGCCCTACCAGCATTTGCCCCAGAGTTTGCCAACTGAGCAATAGCCTGAGTCATTTGAATTGTACTGCTACTGATTCTAGGAGCGGTACTCATCGTCTGAAAGAATGATTTTAGGCTATTAGCCAAATCATTAAGCTGAGTTGCAGTCTTTCCGGTTTTATCTCCTGCATTTGCCAACTGTGAAATTGACTGAACAAATGTATTAATTGGTTGAGAGATATTACCTATTCCAGAGAACGAAACTATGATTTTTCTAAGCTCTTCGCCAAGGTTCGGAAGTTTAGATACAACTGCGTCAATGGAACCGCCAGTATTCGCCAATCTTGCCAATGAAGAAACAAACCGGTTCACATTGTTTGATACATCTGGAATACTGCTAAGACCAGATAATTCGGAAATCATGTTCTGAATCTTTCCAGACACATCACCTGTGGAGTTTAATGTTTCGTTCAATCTGCGGATAGAATTTACGAATGAGTTTAATCCGTTGTTTCTCAAGTTCAGGCTACCGAGCCCACTCATAGACTGAACAAACTGTTGCAATTGACTGTTTATCGTTGATAAATCAAGCCTGTCTAATTTAAGTGATTGAACAGCAGAATTGACCGTGCCTACGGAAGCTGAAAAGTCTCTAAGATGCTTGATACTCTCAGACATACGACTGCTTAGGCGATTCAGTTTATTGCATAAATCATCAATGGATTTACTTGCATTTGATACGTTACTGCTGACCTCTATCGCAAGGCTATCTATTGTGTTGTCAGGCATATAAGCACCTCCTTTATTTCAAAAAAATAAAGGGCAAGCAAGACTACTATTCATCCTGCTTGCCCTTTTCATTACCTATTTCAGATATATTTGCATTTGCCTGCCTGATAAGAAGTTCGTAGTAACGTTCTTCTTGTCTTAGTTCTGCTTCTGATTTCTTTGGCATATCTGGATTGTGTTCAATCCAATTATTTTGTTTTTCCTGCGTAATTGGTTTACTCGGATAACTAGCCTTTCTTGGAAATAGCACACACGAAATACTTGCTTTCATATACAGTCCGGTCAGCCATGACTGATAGTCCATGTTTATTAATTGCGACTGAATTTCTTCGTTCTTTAAGATTCCATATTGTTCTATACGGATTCTTAGGTCTTTCAGGGTACTTCTGAGAAATTCTTTTCTTGACATCCCAATACGCACAGCCATTGGGTATAATTCATCCCAGATTATTTCGCTGTAGCTTTTTTCAGATGATCTGTCGGTTTCTTCGGCGCTTTCTTCGCTTTCACAGAGTCCATTGCCGCATTCATGTTGTCCATGAACGTTTCCAGACCGGTTAATTTGAAAAAACCATCTTCCTCCATCTGTTCAATGCACATAGAAAACAGACCGTAGAAGTTTCCCTGCTCATCATCTTTATGTTCAGTCATATACTGTGTTGCAAGTTTTTTGGCAGTATCCAAATCTGGGACAGTACCATCACCATCAGAATGATTGCCATGATATTGAAGTAATCCGGCATAGAACGCATTGAGTGCAGTGTTCGGAATGCTACTCATTCCAGAAACCATCTCCCTGAGACTCTTGTCCGTTCCGCCACTTGTGGAAACTAACATATTCATCACAGATTTCACGCAATCATCAAACAGTGATGCTTCAATCCCATATTCAAGTTTGTAGTCTTTGCCGCCGATTTTTAAAACTTTATACATATTATTTGTCCTCCCAAATGTGTTTAAAGGCCGCTGTCAGTTGGAACTACTGCTTCACTCGGGCCGACATATTCATTGATAGTAAGAGACATTTCAACGGTTAACAGACCGTTCTGATCTCTTGCCGGTTTAGGAATGATTGTCGGTGGCTCGATTTTTGTGAAGAATGCTTTCTTAAGAGACGGGAAGTACTCTTCATACCACATAGATTTTCCATCTGTTTTTCCTGTTTTATATTCGCTGATTAAGTTTTCCCATTCAGTGATAGTTTCATCGGTTACGTTCACAGTTACGTTAAATGTACCACCTGTAGAACCGCGTCCTGCAATAGTTCTTTCGACTTCATCTTCAAGTGCGGAAGCGTCGATTGTTTCTACATCAATTTTGATTTCATCAGAAGCATTGATTCTGTGAAGAAGTTTAAATGTTGTCGGTTTAGTACCTGCTGTTGTTTCAACTGCATATCCGGTAAGCGAACCAACGGTACTTACGCCTGCTATATTTCCTTTTTCTGCCATATTCGGCTCCTTTCTGCTTTACAGCTATAAAATCACAATAAAAAAGAGCCATGTGGCTCTGATGCGTAACCCTGCATCCGGGAGATAAAAGGATCACCGTCCTTTCTATTCATCTGCGCCTGTTTTCAGTTCCGGAAGCCCTGCTACAGATGTAAGCAAGGATAAAACGCCGGAAAGAACGGACGCGGATACGACCATCTTCCAGTCAACGCTTCCAAGGACTGTCGCGGTTCCGATTGTTGCAACTGCCGTCTGAGCAACTGTCTTAACAGCTCTGATTCCCGCAGCTTTCAGCCATTGTAATTTATCTTTACTCATAGGACACTCTCCTTTCTTTTTGGTATAAAAAATAGAAGCTGTTACGCTTCCAATAATTGCCCGGTGTAAATTCTGCTGTACCGGCTTATGATTCGCTTAAAACTCTTTTCAGAGTTCGCAACTTCTTCTGGCCCGTATGTCCGGCGAAATCCCATTGAAATCATAGCCTGATGGCTCTTGCTGTCGATTTCATATGCAGTCGATAAAGCCTTCGTCCCAGATGCGTAACTTTCCGTTTGAAATGAAAGAACTGTTGCGCATTCGTGACCTTCGAGACTTGTTGACTGCGTAGGATTCCCCATCATGAATAATCTGGCGTATTTTGTTTTGCCAGATGCTATTGTCTGGCTTTTCTCCATGGAAAAATTGCCTTTGCCGACTGCTGGTTGAATATCTTTACTCCACCTAGAAAATACTTCTGATACTGGGTTGTTAATCGTGTCTGGCATAGAATCACCTCGCCTGTTCTAACATATTTTGAGACTGTCCTTTAGAAAATCTCTTATTTGAGAATATCCCCATCCACAGTCAATCAATCCGCTAACAAGCATTTCTTTTGATTGAACTGCTTTTAATTCTTCTTCAGTGAGGAAATCTCTCAGATTGTCCTTGGTAGAGATTCCCTTTTCTTCTCTAAGTTGTTTTGCAGTTTTGCCAAACAATGTACGATATACTATATCTGTATATGTCGAATGCGCATGACCATGCATTCTCTCATTTTCTTGAGATTCTTTAAGTGCATTGGTCAACGCCTGTCTCACTGCAATGCCTTTGTCTCGTTCTCTAATTTTCCCTAAAAGAACTTTTTCCATTGCATTGAACTGGCGGATATATCCTTCTTTGAATTTCATGGCTTTTTCGCCAGTGTATCCCATAACAAGAAGCGTAAATCCATCTCTCGTCATGCAGTACATAGGTTGTTTTTTATTCTGGATGCTTGTGTATGAGGAAAGCACGAAATTGTGCTGTCCGAATTCTTCACTGCATCCTAAATTTCTAATGTCCTGCAATACTCTTTTATGTTCTTTTTCAAAAGTTTCTGCGACATCTAGGCTTGTGACAATGCTCGTTTCTACTTTTTTGATAATCATTGTTTCTACTAACATGCTTACATTCTCCTTTTCTATGTTTTTTTTGCATGAAAAAAGCACCCACCGCTCAGGTAGATGCTTTTATATGTTACAGTATATCATTTTTCGATGTATGTTTTTGTATGGGATTTTTATGAAGAAAATACTTCTTTTGCAATTTTCCTAATGTTCTGCATAATCTTCATGCTTGCCTTATATACCGGCATGGTAGCTTCGGTACCATAAGAGCGTACCCACTCGCCAGAATCGGCATAATAAACCCACGATTCATTCTTGCCATTCCCTTGCCCGTATGAACCGATTGTGTAACCAAAATCTTGCCCCTTGGGATGCGGACTGGTTCCTGCCGGAGTGTTGTAGTGAATACCCGACCCAAATTCAATGAACAAAAGGTCAGAGCCTTCACACACAAGCGTCGCCTGAGAATAGCCGCCAAAGTTATTGATTCTGATATAGGTATTATGATTTTTGTCAGAATCGCCTTGTGCCAATGCTATGTTTTCATCTATGACCGGGATTCCAAGTTCTGCTAGCCTGCGGACAAATTCCTCATTCTTACTTACAAGTGACTTCTGATACGCTCTGAGCTGTTTTATTGTGTCCTGTATAGATTTCTGCGACAAGTTGACTTTAATGGTCTTATTCGCCATCCGAACCATCTCCTATATACTTGATGCCATATCGCGCTACATTTCCTCTTTGGGTATCAAGAATCTTTTTCAGACGGTAATCTGGCGGAACTGTAGGCTCCCCGCCTTCGCCTAATATAAGTTCGCCTGCGTCGGTCAGTTCTGGTTTACAGTCTATCCAGAATACATCCGCAATCTGTGGCTTGAAGTTGCGGTCGAAGTTTGTGATATACCTGTCATAATCCGGGATATAACCGGCGGATAATTCCTCTGGCGTTCCGGCAGTCGCAGATACGGAGAGGTGATGCAATTCTGGCTTTTGGTACGTTTTGATTGTGTCTATCCCGTCAAGGTCTTCAGTTGCCCTTGACCAATACACTGTCTGTTTTTGGCGCTTTAATCCTCTCATGGCGATTTCTCCCTTCAAAAATCTTATATTGCATATTTCATATGAGACACTTTTACATCTTCATCAGATACCTTTGCATAGATCATTGTCGTGTTAATGTTGACATGTCCAAGAATCTTCTGCACCTCAGTAATCGGCGTACCTCTTTGAAGCATAAGAGTCGCAAGAGTATGCCTAAATAGATGCGGTGTTAGAGGTCTGTCCAGTTCTGCCCGTTCACCTATTATTCGTACAATTCTTTCAATTGCTTCTTTTTTTAATACGTTGTGGGGTTTTCTTTCACTTACAAAAAGATATTCCGATTCATCATCTCTAATTGCGAAGTATTGTTTTAAAAGTAATTTGCATCGAGCGTTTAGGTACGTTGTTCTATGCTTATTGCCTTTCCCTAAAACAACCACTTCACCTTTGCAAAAGTCTATATCTGTTTTCTTTACACCACATACTTCTGTAACCCTAGCTCCGGTACTGTACAGAAATTCAACTAGTGCTTTTTCACGTACGGTTTCACACGCTTGCCTGATTCTTTCCAACTCCATATCTGTCAGAGGTTGTTTTTCAATGCGTTCGTATTTGATATTTTTGATAACTCTACATGGGTTCTTACCTATATATCCTTCATTTGCAGCCCACTCGAAGAAAGCGTGTATGGCAGTTCTTCTACTATCAAGTGTTCGATTACTCAACCCTCTGCTCTCCTGAGCATTATACAGATATACACGAATGTCATTTGCGGTAATATCTTCAGCTTTTTTTATTGACTGTGAAAAAGAAATCATCCAGATAAAGATTGTAGAGTTCGAGAGTCTTTTTACTCAAACCCTCGATCTTCCTGCTTACAATGTAAGTTTTGTAAAAATCCGGCAAATATCCGGTATACTTTGCAACTGCTGTTTCTCTTTGACTGATATCAAAATCATTTACATACAACGCCAGTTTGTTTCTGACTCTTTCAAGATATTCTTCTGGAATTTCTTCATACAACTTGGTCATGAACCCATTCACGAATTTATCTCTCATAAAAAATACCCTCCTTTTGGGTTCACAAAGGGAAGGTACCGTGTTATAATATACCTGTACCCTTTGTGGTGTTGGAGTTAGGTTTTTTTGATTGGTAGTCGGGAGCCTAACTCCTTTTTATTATGCTTTTTTGATTGTTATTTTCTCTTCATCATATTCGAGAATTACTTTTCTGTCTTCTTTGGTAACACCTATCATCCGAACTGCTTCTGACGGAAGTGATATTTTATAGTTGACAGATTCTTTTCCTGCGTTTCCACCAGCTTTGTTAATCATGATATTTCTTTCTACTTTTATCGAACTCACCTCCATATAATGAATTTATAATCATTATATATTATTGGTGTCCAATAGTCAATAATTAACGCCCTCGTCCCAAAAGTCCATGAGCCGTAAACCCTTGTAAATACAGGGATTTCCTCATATCTATTGCTATTGCCAGAGTCGCCTGCTTTAGTTAATTAACACAATACATTATTGCCGATAGTAATTGCGTATGCAGAATCTTCTGACTTGTACACCAGTTCATCTTCGTTAATTTTTCCAATACCATCAATTACAGTATTATTTGAGATATTTACCTGTGCAACTTGATTTGTTAAGTATGCGAGATATGATGTTTTCCAGTCATCACCATTAGCCCAAAATACAGTATTATTCGTAAAGGAGATTCTTCCACCTCCTGTACCAGCGCCGTCTATATATAAAACCGCTCTCTCATTAGATTGAAACTGTGCCTTTCCAATTTCGGAGAACGAATTTCCACTGATACTTGCAAATTGTCCACCTGCTTCAAATCTAATTGGAGATGACGTGCATCGTGAAAATGAGTTTCCATTGCAAAGCAGTGATACCGCATTTTTTGCAGAAATCCAAGCACACGCAACACCTTGATTAAGTAGAGAAGATACACCGAAATAATTACCATTTACAATATTTTTCCCAGCAGACAGAACAATACCTACTGTTTCGCTTCTTCCAGACATATCCCAAAATATATTATTTTCAATTCTTGTCTGCCATCCTTGACCGTAAATATAAATTCCTGTGGCATCTCTTTGAAAATCACAATTTGTAACAGAAATATCATCAACCGTTGCAGATTGACCTACAAATAAACCATAAAAACAATGACAAATAGCCAGTCTTTCTAATGTAACACAATCTGTATAAGTTTCTACATTTATTCCGTTGCAGTAATTGTTTTCTACATTTATTCCAGCTCCTACTATTTGGAAATCAGATAAAGTAATTCCTTTTATATCTGATAGGGTATCGCTCTTCTGTATTAGTATAATACAACCGCCAGTAAGTTCTGAGAGTAGAGTAGTGCCTCCATTATTTACACTATTTCTATCTAATGTTATTCCTTTACCTTCACCAGTGATTTTAATTCTTTTATCAATAGTCACTGAATTGGTAATATTGAAAATGCCCCTGGAAAGATGAATCTCTCCACCTGAATCAGGTAAAGAATCAATAGCTTGATTAATTTCAATTTGGTCATCTACTCCATCACAAACATAATCACAAGATAGTTTCTGTTCAGCACTCAATTCAGCAGAACCAACATATATCACAACGTTTTTTCTTCTTTTGATGTTTCCTATATCTTCCTTTACATTTTCAATTGCGACACCCATTGATGTGAGTTTTTCGCCTACAACTGCTGCATCCGCCGCCTCGCCTGTCTTTGAAAGTGTTTTGTCGAGTGCTACATATGCTTTCCCCGTAGCTGAATCAATAGTAACTTCGAGGGATTCTGTTGTTTTTTCTTTTGCAGTAATTCCACCTCTCTCCGATTCTGTCGGAGCAGGCGGAATAAAAATATGTACCGTATCATTTTCACGGTCATAAAATCCTTTTGTTTTCTGCGTTTTCATGTGATTCCTCCATATCTGTTATTTATTGTCAACTGTTTATAATGATTAAATGCGCTGTGCCTGTGGTTTTAATAGTTAACTAAAGCCTTCATTAGTTAATTATTTTCCACTTTCGGTTCTTCTTCCTTATTAATATCCATCAGCTCATTGTACTGTTCCTCTGTAATCCTGCCCGTTGCGAAGAAAATATCAATCTTATTCTTTAAATCGTCTGTCAGACCGTTTCTTTCTTTAAGTTTTAACAATGTTCTATATAACATAATCATACCTCCAATTCTGTAAGTGCTACTGCGTATTCACTGTTGACATAGGCTTCTGCTGATTGTAAGTCCATATCATAGATGAAATCTCGGTTGTCGTTTAACTGCTGTTTTACATAGTTCCATCCATTAGCCATACTAATCGGATAGTTAAATACTGTATATCCGTCTAACTGGTCGGATGTGACGCTGATGTTGGTTACTGGGTAGTTGGTGACAAGTGCCTTAAACGCTTCATTCTCTTCTGGTGTTAGGTCGGTTTCGATGGGTTCTACAAGCGGATACATTATATCCATTGGATGCTCCACAAGCCATGCATTAATATCGTTCGATGTAATATTTCCGTCATTCTTGTATGGGACAATCCAGAATACAGCACTTCGTCCAAACGAAAAAGCATTACTCCATTCACTCGATGAATCTCCTACATTGCTTTTCCATGTCTTCTCCATTCCGGGTTTATTCGTTGATATACCATTTTTGTATAAACCTGTATACCCAAGCGAATACCCTTTTTGTTGCTTCTGGATGTTCCACGTTATGTTGCTTTGAACTTTGTCTGTCTGTATCATTTGAACATACTTTCCCCTCTCCACATCCACGTAATCCGCAATATACTGCTTTCCGTCGATTGTGACGTTACCACCACTTGAAACTGGAATTGCGTTAAGGGTGATATTGTTAAGCGTAACAGATTGAACCTTTAATCCATCTTCATTTGTTACTTTAACTGTAGGATTCACCACGCTCTTAATCTCCTGCGGATAATCTGGCGAGGGGGACGGCTGACCGCCTGTGTAGGGTTCATATACTGGATCATCTCCAATGCCTAAACATATTTTAACTGATTGGTCTTCGGAAATAAGGAAATCTATATATTTAGCATCAATATTTATTGTGCTTGTCATTGCAGTCTTGCCAGTATCAACTCCGAACCATGTCTCTTGAGTACTATCTTCATTACGGAACCTGAAATTACCGCCAAGAGCAGGCGTACCGTCTGTAGCCCAAAAAACGCGTGTTCCTTTTGGAATCGAAACTTCTATTGTTTCATTATAACTAATGCCAGTAGGAATTAAATTTATCCCTTTGTATTGGTTCTGCTCGCTCTTTCCATACAGAACCATATCCTGAATCTTTCCATTATCAGAATCAGTAATATGAGTTTCACCCTGATTCGATGCATAGAACTTTGTAATTTTGTTGGATAAATCTTCCTTTAGTGAATTAGTTATTTCTCCAACTGCGCCTGCATCAGCGGCATATCCAGTCTTCGTGAGAGTGCTATCAAGGTTGATACCTTTATTAAGTTCCATTTTTTGATCAGACCCAAACTCAAGGCAGTTTGTTTCTTCGTTGTAATCTACGCTCACTGGAAACATCGGAACGATATCGCCAGATTCATTAATTCCGGCAATCTTACCAGAGTTCTCCGAACCTTGGTTCTTATCCAGTTTACTTAATATATCAGCTAATAATTCTACGTTTTTGTCTCCAACAGTCTTTGCGTCAGCAGCTTTTCCAGATACGCTCAGAGTTTTGTCTGTTTCAGAAAGATAATTATCTGGAATTTTAGTCAAGAATCCGGAGTCATTCTGCAAGTCACTGGTTTTGCTTGGAATCTTTGTATCAGCCGGCAACGCTCCAACTTCTTCAGCTGTATATGTCGGCTTGTTCTGCTGTTTTACCCAATCCGCCAATTCGCTTGATTTAATGTAAAGTGACATATCAATTGGAGCGCCCATAGTGTCCCATACTACGCCGTTCCATGCCACATTCATTCCTGCTTCGCCGTAAATAGATTTAGACTCGATATTGTACATATCGCCAATGTCTGGATTTAATGGAAGCAAATCAGCAGTCGCAACTGTACCTCTGTATCTTACAGGGCTATTTAATTTTGCTTCCATATCGGAAATCTGGCGTTTTAATATTGCATATACTTTCTTTGCTGTTAATGCCATATGCGCTTCTCCTTTACAGTTTGTACCATGTATCAGTAGGTTTGTGATATTCGTATAATTCAGAAGTATCAAGGCACAACGCCGAAGAACCACTCTGTACATAATGTGGGAGCTTTGACACGTCTTTTGAAAGTCCCTCGTAATCACGAACCATACCTCTTGCATCTGTACATACCCAACTGCCTAAATCCGGCAATTCATCACCGGGATTGTACTTGATTCCATCAAAAATAACTGTGTTTTCTGCTTTTGCCATCTATGCAATCATCCTTTCTGCCCCAATAGGAGCCACATATGTGAACTGGTTTCCTAAAATATCTCTGGCTGTGCCAATAACAAACTGTCCATAGTCTGCCAGAATATTGCATACAAATTCCTCTGCATCCACCCAATACCGTTTCTTGACCATGCGATGAAGTTCTGGTAATAGACCATAGCTGAACATCACACAATGCCCTAACTCATGAATAAATACACGGTTCAGAAGTTCTCCATACAGGTTATTTGCGATTGAAATAACGTGGGTGGAATAATCCGATACTCCAAGTGTTCTATTGCCTGTACGGTCAATTAACACGCTGTCATGTGGAGATACAAACTGCACTCTCCATAGGTCGCCATTCATGTAAAATTGTCTTAGCATGGCTTATCACCATCCTTTTCTCAACTAAAAAGCCCCTGCTACATTCCTGTAACAAGGGCAAAGCTCATTTCATATTCAATTCATCTGCTGTATAAAACGTGTCAAGTCAGTTTTCATCTGCTGTCTGATTGATGCGTCTGCATCATCCCACATTTCTTTCATATTGCGGATGATATCTTCTGTATACTCTTTCATGGAATCATCCATTTTTCTCTTGGATTCAGCGTCTTTGGAATCATGGTAATGTCTGCGATTCTCGCTGTATCTGTCGTAGGTTTCACCATATCTGGATTGCTGACGATTCATGCCGTCATTTCCCATATTCCTGTCCGAATATTCTGGGTGATATCCCATGCGGTACATATTGCGTTCAAATTCTGGATTATTCAGATATTCGTTCATCCAGTCATCATCTTCCATGTACAGATATGGTTTATATCCCATACGGCTTCCTTTGCCTTTTGGGGCAAATCTGCCGTTTGCATAACGATATCTGTCATATCCCATGCGTCCAAGATACTTTTCTTCCTGTTCGCATTCGTCCATAGCTTCTACGATTCTGTAATCTTTATCTGCGCAAATCGCACACTTTACAGCTTCCATGCAGTCTTTCAAATCGTCCCAGTCTTGAGCGCTGAGGTTATCAAAGCCATGTGCTTTAGCTTTCTCCATGGCCCATTTTCCCATTTCCATTGCAACTTTATGCATTACATTGCCCCCTTTCTGGCAGCCTGTGTAACAGGTGTGTCTGTCGTTGGGGCTGTACCATTAATTGCTGTTAAATTGTTAGTTGGACTACAAGCCGGATTTCCTAACATCTTGAATACTCCGCCGGTTGCACTTGTGGCTACTCTTGTTGCATACTTCGTTCTGGTTCTTATTCCGCAAGCCGTAACCTGTGCGCAGCAACGATTCTCTAGCGGATACAAAGTTGTTCCTGTTCCTATCTGAATCATTACCGGAGCAGTAATTGTAGTGGCTTCCGGTATGCTTTGCGCAACAACAATACAATATTTCTCTCCATTGTTGTAACTGCCTGCCGGAAGTGTGATTACAAGATTGCCTCCTGTAAACGCAACGGCTTGGCTGATTACAAGATGGTTGCAGAGCTTACAAACATTTTTACAACTCATATCTTTACCTCTCAATCAAAATAAGAGGTGAGCCGCAACCCACCTCTTAGAATTAGTCAACCTCTAAGGGTGAGTTACTTAGCAGCATCCGCTGTTACATCCGCATCCACCGTAATAGGTATTCGGATTCGGAACAACATATGCCGGAATAGCCGCCGGATTAATTGCATTGATTAACTGCTGAGTCTGTGAAGCCATAGCAGTTGTAAGCAGTGCAGACTGACGATCCTGAGACGCAGCACGTTTCAGATCAGTATTTTCTGCCTGTAATGTTGCAATCTTATCGTTAGTCAGGAAGTCAAGGATTGCTCTTGTGTTGCTGTTCTGGTTTTCCAGAAGATCTCTGGTGTTGTTGTTCATTGTGTTCTGGAGAGCACAAGTGTTGGTAGCAAGGTTGTAGTTGATACCCTGTATAGCTTCTCTTGTTTCACAGCAACAGTTTGCTAACTGAGACTGTAATGCGTTGGTATTCTGCATACCGGCTACAGTATCAGCATTGATTGCCTGCTGAACGCCGTTGAAGCCTTGAAGCATTCCGACATTCATACCATTAAAGCCACTCTGCATGGTATTGTTAAGAGAATACGTGCTGTCGCAGATACCCTGCTGAATACCTCTGATACCATTCTGAATATCATTAAGGGCGAATTCCTCATTAATATCTGAACGGGTAGCCCATCCTTGGAAACCGGCACCGTTCGCGCCGTTTCCACCGTTACCGCCAAAGCCGCCGCCCCAGCCGCCAAAACCTCCCCAGCCGAAGATTGCGAAGATCAGGACGAGCCAGATAAGTGAAAAGCCATCACCGCCCCACATATCATTTGCGCGACTATTAGAGCCTGTAGCAGCTGCAATGTCGCTAAGGCTGTAATTTGAACCATTCATCATGTTTTTAGTCTCCTTAAATTTTATTTACAATAGGAGACATCCGCGGCTGTCGTCCCAAATTGTAGCGATTCTGAATCACCCAATTATGGGGAAGTGTTATAATCCAAGGAATTTTTGTATAATTCCATCTGGAGATAAATGCTTTTCTTCAAAAACATTCTGTTGAATTTGATGCAGTTGACTTGCGTCACCTTTTTTATATAAATCCAACGCATTCTTCAATGTTGGATTATTTCCTGCAAATTTACTCATATCGTTCATCATGTTATCGACACTTCCGAACCTCTGAGAGATCATCTTCTCAAATTGCTTTTTCATCATGGCGTTTGGATTGAATGTCATCTCTGCCTACCTCCGTTCTGCTTAGGTTCCGATGTCCCCGACATCTGCGTCGGAAACATATTCTTTATTTCAGAAATCTCCGAACAAACATCATTCCTAAGCTGATTAAACATTGCTTCAATGTCAATCTGCTTTTCATCTTGCTTAGATTGCTGTTCATCTGGATTTACGAGTCGGTAAACAAAAATCCTGCTCCTTCCATCGGATTGAAGCTGTTTTCTGTAAATTTCAGTTCCGTCTGTTTTTGGATAGTAAACAGGATTGCCGGACATATCCACATCTTTAGCCTTTACAGTATCAATCCCATCCACCATCTGTCCTTGAAGCATAGGTGATTGTGGAACTGGCTGTAACTGTTGCATCTGTATTTGACCATAAGGCATTGCCTGCTGATAATTATTTTGCAGTTGAGCCAGCCTGTCCTGATACGGCTGTATCTGTCCGTATGGATTGTTTATTATTGGTTGTTGCGGATAATACGGATAACCTGCCATAATCTGTTCCTCCTGTCCGGGATTCAAGAATCATATCCATATCATCTATAGAACGATGCTTTTCCCATATACCCTCGTAAGGGTTTCTTAACATAATCATTGTGTTTTCTCCTATGATTATATTATATAGGAAGGAACTCTGTTTTTGAACGTCACTATTTCGCCACGTTTTCGCCACAATACAAAGAAAAGCCCCGACAGTACATCGGGGCAACTTTAGAAATTTTCTTCTTTATTCTTTTATTAATTCGATCTATGGTTCTTGGACTATACCCCATAAGTTCAGATGCTTCCCATAGTGTCTTTTCGCCATAGGCCCGTAATCGAAACAGTTTTTCTTCTCTGGAATCGAAGCCTGCTTCTTTTAAATAAAATTTTCTTTCATCTTCTGAAAAGTCTGTATAATTCATATTTCCACCGTCCTCCCTTACAAGTGGAATCAAACTGGAAGAATACCGCTTAACATAAAACCGATAACTGCGCTGACAATAGATGTAATAACACATACAATGATTGTATCGTAACGCTTTCCCGGGACTGCCATGAGAGTCTTTATATTGTTATTCATCTCATCCACAGTTGACTTGATATGGTTCAAGTCATTCTCACTTAATGCTGTCTTTCTTTCCAGTTCCCCGATACGCTCATAAAACTCTTTATGGCGGTCGGATTGTCTCTCTTGCATCTGTCGAAGACTATTCTCTAATTCTTCTATGCGGTGTTCATTAAAACATTCATGTTCACATCCCATCGCCAGTTCCTTTCTTCACTCCCTTAACATTTGCTTTTCCCTACTGAATATAAGCACCCCAGCGGCACTCCGGGAGGACAAAAATACTGTGCCACGTGACCCAACCATCTTATTAAATTAAACTTCCTGCAAATGGAAAAACACCATGATTGATATATATTTCTGTTTCGGATTCCCAGTTTCGACTTACTGAATTTTCAGAATGCGATTCTTGGAACTCGGCTCCCTGTTTCACAAGGAAATAGAGAGCCAGATCAAATATGCAATCATAACAGTATTCCATATCGGTATTGATTTTTTCATCTGTATATCCAGACGGATAGTTGCGTTTCTTTTTGAACGAACGAATTGCACGCTTCACAGACAAAGAAATCATACCGTCAGTTTCCGCATCATCGGATAGATACTCTTTCAGATCTTTCACAAGCTGCTCGTTCATTTAAGATCACCTACCCTTGCTGAGATAAAATTTCAGAGATAATACCAGCCTTATTTGTCGATGTCAGGGCATAGCCATTGTCACTTGCGAGCTGTTTCAGTTGAACTACTGTCATGCTTGACAACTCGCTTTCTGTATACTTGTGTTTTGAAGCATCATTAACACTTGCTACAGATGGTGACTGGCTGTTCTTGTCGAGACTATGCCCGTTTATTCCCCCGCTTTGGTACCGATTACGATACCGCCATTAGCTTTTGCTGCTACTGGAACAAACATACCTGATGCTTTAGTCCAAACTGCAACTGGGTCTTGTGTAGCCCACATGGACAGTGTTACGAAGGAGCGATTTTCTTCCTGAATGAACTGTCTGTACTCAAGTTCCTCTGGTGTTACGCCCCAGAGTCCAGTACCAAATGAACCGTTCGGCTCTGCTTCATACAGAGTGAATACATCCTCTTTGAAGTATCTTCCTGTTTTGAGTGAGCCATCTGCTTTTCTGAATCTGAATTTCTCGTCGCAACGATCAATTGTGATTCCGTATTCCTGCATAAGCAGATTAGCAAGTTCCTGCTTAGTAAGGAGGCGTTTGTTTGCTGCTCCCAGAACTGCTGTTTGCATTGCAGTGTTGTTTCTCATGTAGTTAATCATTTTAAGGGATGTCAGGGCTTTGTTTACTACGAAACCATTCTCTTCTGCGACAGCAACCATCTTCTGGATATCACCCATAATATCTGCATCTGGCTTAGACCAGTCTGCAAGACTGACCTTTGCATCAGCCGGTACGCCGTAATCAATATTCAGATCTACATTGTTTTCTTTAACTTTTACGGCACCTGTAGAAAGGAACTGTCCTTTCATAACATTTGCTCTGGCAACAACACCTTCAAAAAGGTTAGCTGCATCATCAAATACAAACTTCTTTAAGTTCTCATCATCCGGCACGCCGTTTTCAATCGCCTGCTGTAATCTCTCAGACTGATTGATTTTTCTCTTAATAAAGAGCTTTTCAGTCAGGACTTTTTCGAAGCCCGGTCTTGTTCCGATTTCTGCTTCAGTATCAAGTGCATGAACGAATGCTACCTCTGGAAGTCTCTGTCCAGCCATAAGTCTGTAGTATTCAGCTTTCAGGAACTGTGTTTTGACATCCGGGAAGATGGTATCAAGAATGCCCGGCCTTTTTACGCTGAAATCCTGAGAGAAGTTAAGTCTTTCTTCCTGTGTAATTGATTCTAAAATATTAAATGGCATCTGCTTACCTCCTTAAAATTCTGGGTCTGTAGTGGTTACAAAAACGATACCTGCTTTTTCAAGCTCTGTTTTTGCAGTGGTTTCTACTGTTACCGGAAGTCTTTTTTCAAGAACACGTCCTGCAACAATTACGGAAATCGGTCGTTTTGTATCGTCTGTCATATCGACGTCTTCAAATACAATGCCTTTAGCACCAGTTGCGTTTGTCGGATATACAGAACCTGCCTTGATAATCTTCTTAGTCCCAACGGTTTCAGCATTTGTCTGTTCTGCTGTATAGGTTTTAAGCACCAGTCCTACCTCGGATTCGAGGATATTAGGTGTGGATTCGTACTGCTCTGTTTTCATAAAAGCCATAATCTAAATCTCCTTTTCTTAAATATTTACTGGGGCATTATCGTCTGCCGGTTTATTTTCTGGACACATTTTTGCTGAGTACGCTTTTGCGTATTCAGATGCTTCGCTTTTCTTTTCTGGTTCTCCACCAGATTTACCGCCACCGGGATTAGGTGTATTTTCAAGTGCTTCTTTCTCCCAAGCTGCTCTTGCGGTATCAAGAGCGTTTTTATTTTCTACGGAAATTCCATCGACAAACGTCTGGGCTTCTTTAAGAGCATCCTCCGCATTCATATTTGAAAATGCTTTAATTGCTCCCGCATAGGCATCTCCTTTCATTCCTGCGCTCGCAAAAATAGAAGTGATTTTACCTGTCAGAGCGTCTTTCTGAGCTGCTTTAAGTGCAGATTCGAGATCAGAAATTCTTTTTTCATTTGTTGCTTTCTCTTTCTGATGCTCCAATTCTGTTCTTTCAGCTTCACTCATGTTCTGCTTTTTCAGTTCTTCCAGTTCTGTTTCCAACGCTTTTGCTTTTTCTGCATCTTCTTTTAATTTCTGATTTTTGGCTTTTTCCTTAGCCACATCAGAATTTGACTGATTCAGAAAAGAAGTAATCTGGTCATCGGTTGCATCTGGAAAAATCCTTTTTACATCTTCTCTTGTCATTGAAATCTCCTGTCACCAATACGCTTTTTTACGCTGTTCGCTCAGCTCAAGGTGTCTCCCATGATTACGCTATCGGGGTGCATATTTTTTAATAAAAAAGAGACGATTTTACTCGTCTCTAAATTAACTATATTGAATTGAGCACCGGCAATTCACAATCTCGTCTGCCGAAGCTCCTAGCGAGGTGTCTTTTGGAAATTGTAGTAAGCTATCTCCAACCGAGAACGGCTCGTCAATCGGGAGTATGGTTCCTCCGACTTCGAGGTGTGTCTTTCGTTCCCTTTTGTCTCCTACGTCAATCCATTTCTTCTTTGTCTTTCCTGCTTTCATAGCTTTTAAATACTGCCTGTAATTCAGTATCGAATTAGCTTCGCATTCTGAAATAAACATTGCCCGATCATTTGACAGGTAATAATCATCAGTAATGCTTTTATCTTCGGAAGAAAATCTTTCAAATGTTGCATCAATAATTTGTTTTGTCACGCCAAGAGTATATTGCTTGATATATGTGTCTATAAGCATATACGAAGCAATTACATCCAGATATTTGTCATAAAATTGAGTCTGGATGTATTCTCGTTTCGTTTCTCTGCTTTCTATGGTTGTTTCTATCAGCGCCAAAATATAAAGGACAACTTCTTCCATTTGTTCGGAAAAAGCTATCCTTTCTTGTTTTTCTTTGTCTGATATCGACATTTTGCTGAAATATTCTTTATACGGTTCGCTCCTGCGGTTGCCGAGTTCTCTGACGTTTAATTCGTCATAAGAAGCTATCTTACTCATTCTTTGACCACATCCTTATTCAGAGAAATTGGATTGAAATTCCCTAATAGCTCTTGTGCTTTTTGAACTTCTACGCTTGGGTCTGCCAATTCCGGGTAAATAGTTCCAAGATATGGTAAACTCAGTTCATATACTTTTTGCGGATCACTAAATAATCCGCAAGTAATCAGCGCAATAAGCGGATGAATTTTATTTTTAAACAGATAATCAAGTGCTTGCGCTTTAACAAGCATATTATCAGTCGGGTTTCTAGTGATTTTTACATCAAAATCTCTGGTTGAAATATTTACATCCATTGAGGTTTTTCGAATGATATTCAAAATGATTCTGGCAGATGCTTTTTCAGCTTCTTTCGTAAATGCTTCTACCAATTTTGCGTCTCGTTCTGCAAAATCCCAACCATTCCTCAGATATACTGCATTGCCTGTGTCTCCGCCCGTATTGCTCTGTCGATTCGGCATTGCTTCTACAATCAGCATATTATTGTAAATATCATCTTTAGCAACCTGGCTCTCTGACTGATTTAGTTCAGCAGTCATTAAATCAACATCTGATTGCGTTCCATTCCCGACGTCTTTTACAGATACAGCACCGAGTTTTATCATTTTTACAAATTCTGCTTCGTCAATCTCACAGTTTTTGAATTTCATCAGAGCTTGTACGAATTGTTCAACCCCATTCAGTCTGTCAGATTGATACTTATTGATTGCATCATACATTGTAATCGCAATTTCGATGTCGGAAAGTCTGTCGTGATTATTCGGATATTCAATGATAGGAATACCACCAAAACCATTGATTCCAGATTCTGTTACCGCTCCATTTTGTATTTTGAAATACTGCCTGGAAGAATAACACTGATAATATTGCTGATTGTCCTCGCCTTTTAAAATCTGGACGGAAAGCACTGGTTTACCAGTAACGCTTGAATAAACAATATATACATCCTGCGGTGATGGAATAAATATTCTGAAAGGCGGTAAGTCTCCATCCTTTGTCCATTCATCCTCTCTCAGGATTGCTTTATATGCAGTTCCTACTGCACTCTGGTATATCCCAAGTTGAATATTTCTGGCGTCTGAATTGGCTTCGTCCAGATAATCATTGAGCCTATCAACTTGTTCGTTTGTTTTTTCACTCGCTTTTTTCTTCTTACAGACATACTGAATAGGTTCTCCGTATATCTGCCCTGCCTTGAATTTGACTGTTTCAAGGGCATGATTCTCAACAACTTTATTGTTGACCTCTGGGCGAACAAGTTTTTCGCGATATAAAATTGGCTGATCGCCTTTGTAATATCTGTAAAGATAATCCATCAGGGTTCTATTCCTGTTGTGGATTCCAATTGTATCAGAAAGGACCTGTGCCACATTCTGGGGAGTAATCTGGTCTACGCCAGTATAGGCAGTCTTTCTACCAAATTCTCCTTGGCATAGGTCAACAAAGTTTATTTTGTTTCTCCCCACTGCCTGTCCTCCTATTTTTCTGCATAAAAAAAGCACCGGAATAAAATCCAGTGCTTAATTTTACATTTTATATTATACACTACTTTAGTGTATGTTTTTGTATGGGATTTTTAAGATTCAAATTTTTTTAATTGGCGAATTACTGAAATTGCGTCTATATGGAGCTGTCTTACCCACTGATAGGCATAACCCAATTCATCAGAAATTGCATAAAGCGTTTTCCCTTCGACATATTTTTTGAATAAAATATCATACAAAACCGGATTTTCAACGGAATCAATTGTTCTAATAACTTCCGCTCTTTTCTTTAAATATTCATCTGTGATATTTCGAATTTCTTTTTGCAAATCAACAATCTCTGCAACTAAATCTCCTGTCTTGTCTTTGTTTCCGGACGTTTGCACACGCTCGCCGTATGAGAAAGAACTTAATCCAGTTGCATGTGCTTTTAGTTGTTCAATTTCTATGTATTTATTGTGAATTACTCTATCATAACGTTGAATCTGGTTCAAATATTCTCTCGTGTTCATGCGTATCTCCTTCCCCAAAATGGGTTATGAATGGCTGTTGCTTTTCCACCTAAAGGATTTTGTACGAACTCAGCTAACATCGCCAAGCTGTCAGGTCCATCATCATGAGCCACTTTTGCCCTTGTAGTGTATGTGGTTACATTCGCCATAAATAATCCGTAGTCGGATTTTGGTTTATACTGGCTCGGATGCAAAAAATAAAAATGTTTTGATATGTAATCAGAGTTTACGAGAATTTTTGTCTCTTTATTTGCTTGCGTAGGTCTTGTTTCGATATCCGCTCGGCATTTCCCTGAGATTATCTTTTGAATGTTGTGCGCAACACGATTTCCTACGTTATTTGACTCGAATCTGATTTTATGCGGATTGTGTTTTATCAAAATATCAGCAGTCTTTCTGTCCAGGATGTCGTAATCTGTGGTATCATCGAAAACAACATCCGGGATGAAAAATTTATCCCCATATTGATATGCAATAGGTAATGATTCAAAATCTGTACCTTTATCTTTTGTATCACATACTGCCCATATCGCATCTGCTTCTCTGTCTGGTATAATTGTGTATTCGTCCGTGCATCCATCGGGAACGTCTTCTTTTCCAAAGAAAAATCTTTTTAGCTTATCTGGTGGAAGCAATAATCCTTCACGTTCTACCGGTTGTTGCTGATAAAGACAGTTATAAGAGATTTCGTCCATGGACTCTTTAGCATCGTTGAAATACTTCTCAGAGAACCCATTTACTGTGAATAAAAAATTGCTTTTGCCATTCTCGTCAAGTGCCGGTACTGCTATAAACCTTGCTCTAGGGTTCCCAGCGTATAACTGCTGTAGCTTTCCGATAGGGTCATGCACTGACCATCTGGTAGCAATGTAAAACTCTTTGCACCCTTCAAGTCTACGGGAACGCAAGTCATTTACTACTTTTGTCCACAGGGTATCTAATCGGTTTTTGTTCAACGCTTCCTCAATACCAGATACAAGGTCATCGGCGGTAAGAAATCTATTACAACGAGTAGCACCAGTCAGAGAGCCGTCAATTGATCTGAATGTCCATGTCTTAAAACGTCCGTTTCTTTCAAGATTTACTGTTGTTTCTTTTGCGTTTGTTCCCTGTATTTCGACATTTGGAAAAATCTCATGCCATGTATATTCAACAGGGTCGTTGATAATCTCCAATACTCCATCATAGAGAGAGCGAGTCAAAATACTACTATGTGCAGATGATAAATTAAAATCATTGGGGAACCACCCGCCAACCAGCGAAAGGAAGAAATCCTCAAGAGTACTTTTTCCGCATCCTGGCGGTACGCTTAATGCAAATATGTCAAGTTTATCATCCATCAAATCTTGTAACGAACCTATGATATTGTGCTGCATGAATACGTTTCTTCGTGGTTCATAAAATCGTTCTTTTGGAATTCGGTTCTTTTCAAGGTAAAGCAATCCGCTGTCAACTTGATAGTTCTGTGCTTCCAACAGTAAATATTTACAGTAAATATCGTCAAAATCTCCACTTCCAGTAATAGCAGCTTGCCTTTCTGCAATATTATGTGCATACTGGCTTACCTTTATTCCCATCTGTTGCGCATCTGGATTATCCTTGAAAGGAAGGTCAATATTCATATTTAACAGCAGATCAAGGCAGTCTTTCTGGTTTTGATAGACTGTCATATCGCCATTGATGATTTGATTTAGGATTGCCCGATACCATTCAAGCGAACCTTCTGTAAATTTTTGCATAAAAAATAGAGCCAGACCTCCTTTCTTCTTAGGATTTAGTCTGGCTCTCATGTGGCTCTTTGACTGTTATTCACTTGCTTTGAAGTTATATACAGGTTTGATAATATCAACTATCTCTACAGTATCTTTGATATTATCAATAATTTCTTGCGGTGGTTTGTAGGCCATAGGGCTTTCATCAATTGTGGATTTCTGAACGGATGTTGTGTATATCCCATCCATAGACTCCTTAAATTCTTCTAACGAGATGTTTTCTTTTGCTTTTGATCGGCTCATAATGCGTCCTGCACCATGCGGGGCCGAACAGTTCCAATCATCGTTTCCTTTTCCAACTGCAATAATGCATCCATCTCGCATATTCATTGGGATAAGAACTTTTTCGCCATGTCTAGCTGATATTGCGCCTTTACGAACAATGTTTGTATCGTGGTCAATATAATTATGAATTGTATCAAACCATGTGTTTCTTTGGAGCGTCCAATTCATAGTGTAAAATATAGCATTCTGTATGCATCGTCTGTTTATTCTTGCAAATTCTTGACAGATTTTCATATCATGCAGATATTGTTTTCTATGTTCTCCCGTCAGGTAACATAATTCTTTCGGAATACCTAGTTTGCCCGGCTTCCATTTTCGTTTTAATTCATCAATACCATTTTGTATATCCTTGTGTCTTCCAGAACGCTTGTATTCTTTCACTAATTTCTGTATTTCAGTTTCAAGTTCATCTGTATTCTGTGTATCTTCTATGGCAATTTTCTGATATATTTCAGCCACTTGTTTCCCAAGATTGCGACTCCCAGTGTGGATTACAAGATAATTTAATCCTTTCGAATCAGTGTCAACTTCAATGAAATGATTTCCGCCCCCAAGTGTACCAAGGCTCCTGCGAATCCATTCAATATTTTTGAGTCGAGAAAAACAATGCAGTTCTTCTAATTCTTCAAAATTTATGATTTCGTCACGTACATTTCTTCCTGCCGGAACATTGTTTCTTATTACTTCGTCGAGAATTTTAAAATCTATTGTTCCAACGTCGGCAGGAATTTGTGTTGTAAGCATTCCACATCCAATGTCCACGCCAACAATGTTCGGAATTACTTTATCTCCGAGATCAGCAGTAAAACCAATTACACATCCCGCTCCTGCGTGAACATCTGGCATAATTCGTACTTTGCATTCAGAAAATGCAGGCTGTTTTATCAATGTATAAATCTGATTTAATGCTTCTGGTTCGATATTATCTGTAAATATCTTCAAGTTGCTCATAGTGGCACTCCTTTCTGGCTCTCTGACTGGTTATTATTCCCACAGAAACTTATCTGTTTCTTTCAAATTATTAACTGTTCTTTTTAAGATAAGTATTCCGCACTTCTTGCAATAATACGGATGGAAACGTTGATTAGTGTTGCGTGACTTAAATTCATTAAAATCATAATTATAAGGATTGAATATCTTACATTCTTCAAAATCATGGTCGCATTCTGGAATCTTCATTTAATCACCCCGATCTGGAATACCTAACTCTTTGTAAGTGAATACGACAGTGTACTTCTTCCCTCATTTGTAGCAAGTTTCCGTAATGGTGCAAGTCTTTTCTTTATCGTCACATTTTGATTCTGTATCTGAACTTTTGAACTTGCATCCGCCTGTTAGAAAGCATTTGATTCTTTTTTTATTCATACATTCACCATAAACTCTTTCTTGCAGTTGCTACCCTTGCATTTGTACGGCATCCGATAAATCTTTGTGGTCGGGAGAATCTTTAAGGCTTTTTTCCCGCAAAACGGACAAATCACCCACTTTGTACCATTTTCCATTTTAATTTGTGCTGAGCCGTCCCATGGCTCTGGAGGATTCATATATTCAGAGAAGTCTACTCCCTCTGATTCAAGTGCTGTTTTAATGCTCATTTACCGTTGTCCTTTCTGATCAATGTCAAAATCGTCAAATAATTGTCCCCGATGTAATCTGCTTTCCATGTTTTAGAAAGATTTCCCGTTTTGTTGTATATTACGGTCGTATTCCCTGCCAGAAGCAAGCGTCTGTCTGGATAGAACCTAGTCGGAATGTTCATTCGGTGGCATTCTCCCTCGATATTGTATGTGGTGTCAAGAAAATCAATGTCCGATCCTGAATAAATCAATAACATATTACTTACCCCACAGATATTCTTCGAATACAGCTTTTTTGTATTCATCTGGATGTTCTTTTGCGAATTTAATAATATCTTCAAATTGGTCTTGTTTTAACTGCTTTTCCCATTCTGAACGACTTTCTTTTTCCTTTTTCATATCAATTCAACCCATGAATCTTTCTCAGGTTTGCGTATCGGTCAATCAGAACGTCAAGTGTTGTATGTAACTGATTAATCGTAATGCAATCGGACTGATGCTGTCTATGATATTTTGTGATTTCTACAGATTCGTCGTAAAATGGTGTATCTGCCTTTTCGTCCACCTGTCTTTTTAACTCGTTGTTATAAGCACACATTTTATCCAGTTCAACCTGAAGGTCGTTGATTTTCTCGTTTTTGTCTAAAATCTCACGCTGTTTCTTCTCACATACTGTCGACAACCGAAAGATTTCTTCTTTCAACTGATCTGCTGTCCAACTCTTCAAATCTTCAATTCTCATGGCATCCTACCTTAAACGCTATCTTTTTTAATTAATGCAAAGAATTATTATGCAACTCTTTGAAATATCAGTACTATTTCATAACACAATAATGTCAAAACACTTGCTATACACATATTTATTATATAAAATATTACTGTTTTCTTTGTTTCTGCAAAAATTTCTTCTTCATTTATTATTGTACTTGAAATTCTAAAAGAAACCGACAACCATGTAACAAACGATATTATAAGGAATATAATTGCGGCATATATATCTTTCATCAAATCACTCTTCGCTTTCTTTAATACCTTTCGCAAAATCAATATTTGATTCAAATTTCAAACTATCATTTAATTCATCAATAAGTTTTAAAGCTTAGTAAATATTTCCATGTCATAGTTATCTCGAATATAATCCACGCATTCAGACAACTTTTCTTTTAAGAACGGGTCGTTTGCAATGTCTGGATGTATTGAATATAGTGTGCAACTATCTTTTTTACCGTCTTCCTGGAATTTCTTCCAGTTGAACGTCATTGTGAACAGTGGGATTGCTTTGAGGTTTTTAGTCTTATATCTTATGTAAAGATTGAATATCTTTTTTAACATGAAATACGCCTCCCTATCTGGTCGAGCTTAAAATAATTTTGTTCTTGCACTGCGGGCAAATAATGTATTTTTTCTTGCACCCGAATCCAGATGGCATATTTGTAGCAAAATGTTTCTCTATATTTTCATCTTTCACATCTTCGGATTCGTCATAGCTCAATACTGCACCGCATTTGTCACAAGTTGCTTCTTTTAATGTACCAGGTTTTAAAATCTTAATCATTTCTCTCTTTTCTCCCTGTGTTTCATCTGGCATCCGATCATCTTTGCTATGTTCTCACGTTCCTGCTTTATTCCATGTCCCTGACGGAATAACTCACATTCAAGGATATTTCCGCATCTGGAACACTCGTCTTTAATTTCTTTTCCTGCTATTTGCATTCCCATCCATCCTGTACCATTTTAGGCTTATATTCTTTTTCGGTATATCCTTCACCGTTGCACAAATCACAAGTGACTTTTGTTTCTTCATACCTGTCGCAGCATTCCCAGTATTACGCACGATTTATCATTTTTATAACAATTCCTTTTCCATAACATTTCGGACATCTATGGATTTTATTTCCCTGTATTCGTTTTACAAGGTCATCAAGAGTTGTTTTTCCACCATAGTCATCTCTCAAACATATTGCTTCATGAATTTTCATTTTCTACATCCTCCCAAAATTCGCAAACACAATCTGGTTCCGTAAAATCAGCGCAGTGTTCACTGTCGCCGTTGAAACATACCCATGTAAAATCGTCATGTTTCTTACATGTTTTACAACACTTTTCTTTTTGCACAATCAACACCTCAATTTAAAAAAAGTCCAGTGTGCCGACTTGAACGGCATAAATCTCCCAACGAGAAACACTGGAACCGAACGAAGTAAGAGAAAAATTCCAATGATTGCAGTTCATTGGAATCGGAAAGGCAGGAATCGAACCTGCGACACATAGCTTACAAGGCTATTGCTCTACCACTGAGCTACATTCCGTACCGCCTATAACGGTCAGTTCTCCGAAAAGAAACTGGGTTGATTCCCACATCACATGCTTTCGGACCGGATGAAAATATTCGGATCCGGATAAGCATTAACCTTTCCATCGTAAAACGCATGAACTAGATGGCTCTTTTAGAATTGCCGACTATCACTTCTCACGGCCCGTGGTCTCATCTCTCTAAAAAGTTTTTTACGCAAACGCCTAGTGAGTTGTACGTTTACGCTCATGCGTAAATCCGCCTGAGACATAGACCACTTGTATACAAACAGCTTAACTCTAAGCGGATTAAAGTGGAACGCCCGGAATCGAACCGGAGACCAGAGCGCGACTCTGTCAGTTTGCCACTAGCGTACATTCCACATAACCCGGAAACCCCGGGTTAGCAATATGTTTATTGTGTTATGCTTTCCACTAGACTGTTTTATGCCATGTCAGCCACATGAAGTTGTTTCGGATTTGGATATTAATGTCTTTGTGTACAACGACGAAACCTTTTATATGTCTCTTGAAAACTTCCTGTCCTCAACGTGCACCTATTGACGACAATTTAACTCAGAGGCTGTGCCGAACGGGGAATTATCTTCATCGAACAGGCTGTGCCGTTACACACCTTTCATGAAAATAATCCACATACACTCATTCAACAGTTTTTTCTGTCCATAAAACGGATAGACAGCGTATGGAAGAAATGGAAACTACAGGACTTGAACCTGTGACTTGTCGGTTATGAGCCGACCGTTCTACCAACTGAACTAAGTTTCCTAAGCAGAGGGTTATTGCAGTTCAAGAGTAACTTCCTCTGCTGTTGCGATTCTTGCCCTCTCAGTCGCAACAAAGGGTCCGCTGCTCCACAAAATGTGGAAACCATCCGGGACGTTTGAAGTCCCTTTATTCATCCCCTGATGGGATAGATGGTATTTCAGAGGAACTATATCATGCCAATGATATAGCTAACTAGGCTAATGGGATTCGAACCCACGAATTCAGCAGTCAAAGTGCTGAGCCTTACCGCTTGGCGATAGCCCATTACTTTCCGGGTTGGCGTTCCCGGAAATGTGATATATTCTGGTGGTTTTAGAAAGCATCATAGCTATTAATATTGTTAAGTCCGCGCCAGTTACTTTGCAATGGGTGGGAAAAAATTATATTATATTCCATTGAGTTTCACCAACGCAGACCTAAGCTACTCTGGATGCCTCGACCTGTCAGATTCAAAGGCTTTCCCTAACCTGAGAACGACAGGCTTCTGATTTTCTTGTATTTTCACCCGCTCAATCAGTATGGTGAACAGGGGAATTTGTATTGTGAATGCTAACCACATTGGGTTCTCCTTATAATCTAAAAATCACAACTGCATTAACCGCGAAACATATTTCCATTAATATAAATACTGCCGTCGCTATTGGATTGCTTTTCTTTTCGGCTTCGTCCTGTGATATGAGGAATGCCAAGACCAATGTAAAAAAAGCAATATCTAACATGGCTGCTACGAATTTTGCTAAAATCATTCTCTTTGTTCCTCTCCGATCATGAAATCAAGAATCTTACCGGCAGTTTCTTCTTCTGGCTCGAATGGTAAACCGCAGGTGCAATACTTCTCAATTGCTGTTTTAAGGCTTGCTTTGAAGCCATTGTAAACTTCTCCGTGTGTCAGAAGTTCATGTCTCAGGATTCTTACCGCATCCTCTACGGACTGCGGTGTGTATGAGAATTTTACTTCAGATTCCATTTCAATATCCGGCAAAGCCATTAATTCAAAAACAGATGTTGGAAATTCATCAAATGCGACATGAAAGTCTGCTGATCTTACACGATTGATTTCTGTTCCGTTAATAAAACATTGCGTTCCCATCCAGCCTGATCCTACTGGATTTATGATTTTTACTTTTGGTACGCTAAAATCGCTCATTCTTCAAGTCCTCCATTTCTTTCACACTAATCCCGACTATCCCGGCGCTATCTTTGCTGTCTGTGGCTTTGAAGTGTGCTTTAGGATGCTGCGGGTACATAAACTCAAACATAAGGTAATTTGCCGCATCCACAAGGTATTCTGTATTCCCAGTGGAATTATATTTTTCAATGCGCCTTTCCATTGTAGGAAGCGCCTGTACGTTTCCGGTCTGAAAGTTTTTCTTCGCTGGACCATATTTATAAAAGCTGGTTTCAACTCGATTCTTCCGAAGCTGGTCGAAACGTTCACTATATTCTTCTGAAATCATCCCTCTTCTACCTCTCCGAAATACTTCTTGTACAATTCATAATCGTTTTTCCCGATTAGGGATTTAACTGTGATTTCTTGTTCTATGCGAAGATTACTATATGTAAAGATTGTTTTTAAAACCTGTATACGGTATTCGCCAACATCAGTGATTCCACTTTCGTTCTCAGTTTCTACTTCGGCAGAAAACCAATTCTCATAGGGAGTTATGAAATAAGCTATGCATTTTGTTCTACCGAACGTGATATATTCTAAACTTGATTCGTCTGTAAAAACTTTTTTTGCTGATTCCGTATCATACAGTTTTCCGTCTTCCAGAACAGCTTTCTTGTGATGATATTCATACACTTTGTCACACTGTAAAGGTTTTTCAAGCGGATGTGTCTCAAGTTTTTCAGAAAGTCCTTTTTTATTTTTGAAAAATTTTTCAAGTATCGACATTTAGCTACCTCTTTCGGAAGTATTGTTCCAATGCTTCTCTGGTAATTTGCGACACGCTCTTGCCGGTTCTGTTCTTCTCGGTAATGAGCTTTTGCTCTAACTGATATGTGAGCCGGATTCTGATTGATTCGCCCTGAGAGTTATTCTTTTTCATAGGCAGTGTCCATCTTTACTGAAAGAATTGGTTTGTCATCAGTTTTTGCTAAAAGTGTAATCCCTTCTCCTTCTTTCCAAGGTGATGTAGCTATCTGAATATTAGAAACACCAGTTTCGCTACAGATATTCAGCAACTGTCTAGCAATATCCATCAGCCCTGACCGAAGATATCCATCGTTGTTTACTATTTTCTCCATCTTGTTCCTACCCTTCTGTGAATGTAAATGGTTATCATAAATCATTTATTGCTTTTAATTTCTGATTAGCAATTTCAACCTGAGAAGCAAGCACGCTAAGCGACACGTCTCTTATAAACGATTCTTCTAACGTCATGTTTTCTCTCTGAAACAACATCGGAGCTGTAAGCACATAAATTTCAATATTCAAATCACGGAGTCGTCTCCATGTTTCTTCGATTTCATCCTTGGTATTGCCAATATCATCAACTCCGCAAATAATCAAAGAATCACCATTTCTCATGTTTTCGCAAAGATGTTCGAAATTATTATTTTCATCTATTGAGTCATAAACAAATGTGTCAATTTCTTCGTTCAAAAGTATCTTTTTCTTTGCAGACAATGGAAACCAAATGCCTGACTCTTTTGCATATCCTATTTTCATATTTATAACTGCCTTTCTGATATCGCCTTGTTGTTTATGGCAGAGAAACCATTAAGGCTTATGGCTTTCATGTTGCAATCACTATCCCTGCCATGGTGAACTCTTTTTTTGTTTTTTGGGGAAAAATTAAATCACAGGTTTGTTTGTAGGCAACCATTAATCATCTATTTTTACCTCAAACATTATCATTGCCTCATAAAGTCTTTGAGGAATTTTCCCTTTATATTGATTAGCAATTTCTTTTACATGTTTTTCCTTTATTTCCTTATATCTAAGGAAAGCTGATATTTGGTCTTTGTGTTTGTCTTTAACATTTTTTCCATTTACGCTGCATGATGAAATAAAACACTCTTTTCCTCTGTATACTCCAATAGGTAAATCTCCTCTTCTGTTTCTGGACCTAACAAACAAAGTGTTTATTCGTTTTGGAACAAAAATACAGTATTCCGGACAATACATTTTATTTCCATGGCACAATATATCTTTGTCAAGATTCATTTCTTCGTTATCAACTCGATAAAAGTTTCTGTCATACCAACTTTTAAATGTTAAAAAGTCCAGCCATTCATCGCACACTACAATTTCTTGTTCTTTGTAATTTTTGTATTTCTGTTCGCTTGAATAACACCTTTTCAACATATTTCTCCAAGTTAAGAAACATTGATCTTTGGGGTTTGAATGGTTATTACTGTTTCCTTTACCATATACCATTTAGTGTTCCTTTCTGCGTAACTCCTTTTTTGTTTTTTCGGGCGTTTCGGGTACTCACTCGTCCCATTCTAATACTTATATAGAGGGGGTCCCCGGTATCCATGCCGGACGCTACCAGGGAAGCCCACCGCCCCATGGGTTCCCGCTTCCCTGGTTTAACGCTGACCTTTAATGGCCTGCGGCAGTGGTCAAGGGAATGTGTGAGAACGGTTATTTATCCTGAACATATGTATCTATACGACAAACTTCAGTTTTCTTTATAGATTGGTGTACACATTAAACAAATAACGTCATTTTATATTGTACATCCTATACAATTTACACTATTCAAGCTATTTCCATGCTCTTTTGTCCGCCCTCTGCGTACTTCTTCAGGGCTCTGATCTGTTAAAGTTCCGGCTTTTCCATCTCCGGAAGCTCCAGCGCCGCTCTGTGTTTATCTGCGATCTGCTGCGCTGTCTGGTGTGGTATGCCGTCTTGCTGTGTCGTCTGCACTGGTGCCGTCTCTGCCATCCCGTAAGCTGCTTTTGCGACAAAAATCAAGTTGGCATTTACGCCAGGCTGATTGTTCAATCTATTGACTGTACAATTCTTGCAGATATCGAACCATTTTTTAACCGTGTCGCCGTGTGATGTGCTTGCCCTGTACTGTCCATTAGACCATTTAGTAAACGTTCTGCGTTCTATTCCTACCAAAAAGCTAAATACTTCTAACGTTGGTAACACTCCGTATTTAGTACATATTCTCACGTATACACTAAATATATTATCTAATAATTCTATATCCTCTGTACCTGGTTTCGGTATTCTATCCGCAATATAAAAGATCATATCCACAAAACTATCAGCAACAACAGCTTTATATTCTTTCTGTGTATCGAATTCCTCTGGAGTTACTTGTAACACAGTGTTTATATATTCATCCACAAGCCTGTATATATCATTCTCATATACTTCTATTCCCTGTTCTGTTACTGTTGTATTACTCTTTTTCACTGTATCACCTCCAAAAATTGAAATAAAAAAAGACGACAAAAACACGTTATGCAGATACATTCCGGGACTTTTCTAAATCCCTTTCTTCTTTCCGATCTGCTCGGTTTTAATCGTCTTAAATAGTCTTATTATTCTTATTGCCTTTCGGCTTATTCAATTGTTAATTCTGTTTTATCATACTTTTATATCACTGTCAACAGTCTATTTAATTTTATTTTTACCGTTACATTACTCTTATTAACTCTATATATCTATACGGTACTGTATAGCATATATATATTAATAAACTCTAGGTCTCTATAATCTTGGAGGGGATTATATAGACAGTTATTATATATTTATACGCCTTGTAATACTGCCATTTTCCGTCTATTAACCACAAAAAGCCAGACCTTCCGGTACCTTGTCCGGCGTGATCTGGCTGCTAAATTCTTATTCTTTTCGCGCTCTGGCTACCGCTCCCCTCCTGAGTTCCGTCGCCTGTCGTTGATTTGATTTTATACAACTTTTTTCATGAAGTCAAGGGTGCTTTTGAAATATTTTTTTGCGCTGTTAGGTTGTTAAAAATTTACCTATTCGCCATATCAATTAACTTTTGCAGTCCCTCAGTTCCGTATTCTTTCATCATATCAAGTTGATAATGCAAATCCGTTTTTAACAATGTAAAATTAACTTTTTCGATGTTCTCAGGGGTAAGTGGTAAATAATTCGAGTTGCTTTGTTTTGGTGCTTCTGCGACTGTATCAGTGCGATTTTGCGGGCTTTCTGGCGTCTTTTCTAACGCATCCAGAACGCATTTGACAATAAACCCGTTCAGGCTTTCGCCGGCTGCGGCTCGTATGCGCTCCTCGTCTTCTTTTTTAAATCTTACAAGGGTTTTAAAATAGTTATTTTTTTCATATTTTGCAGTTGCTTTTGCTTGTGATCTACTAGGCATATAATAAACCTCCTCATATATAGTTAACTTTATTATAGTTATCTTTATATAAAAAGTCAAGATGTATATATAACGCTATTATATAACGATATTGTTATTGCAGATAGCGTTATATGTATATATTGTTATCTTTATATATTTTATACAGTTATCGTTATATATTTTTATTCGATATGCCGTCTTGTATTTATATAATGTTAGCGTTATAATAACATTATCAAAAGAACAGAGAGCAAACAACCCGGACACAAAACCGGGAGAACGGAGAAAAAACATGATTAAATTTTTAGATTTATTCAACACAATGCACTGCGATTTCTTCGAAATCCAGAAAGGCAGGAAAAGTGAATTTGTAGAGTGGGAAATGAGTGGGAAAATGCTTCAGACCTGCAAAAAATATTTTGATGATCGAGTGATTGATTTCTATATCACAAGATCAAAAAAGAATAACGAGTTAGGGCTTGTTATTAGACTGGAGGAAATAAAAAAATGAGATATAACATCTATCTGGGGCAGATTGAAAAGGCCCACACAAAAAGAAAATTGGCGAAGCTCCTGGACCTGATTGGGAACGACTTCGCCGGGATTAACTCCCGGCAGTATGAAGAATTAAAGTTTCTGATTCTGTACAAAATGGCGGCATAAAAAAGAATCCGGACGAAAAGCCCAGATTCCCCCACAGTATAAATTGTAAATCATTAAAATATCAGCAAAAACAGAATATCACAGAAAAGGAGAAAAATCAATGTGTAAAATAATTCCTTTCCCGGTTCAGGAGTCAACCGGTTACTGTTCAGAGGTATGCATAAGTCATTGTAAAAAATGACGAAATTTATTTTTTTATTTTGTGGATAACCATTCGCGGCAGGAAAAACTGTGTTTATAGTTTTTCCTGCTGTTCTTTTTGTTAAAAGTTATACACCAGATTCTAGTTTTGGGAACCCATTCTTGAAGTTTCAAGGTCTGCATGAATACTTTTTTTATTATAAAACAGCTATTTATCCACAGTCAGATTGACGAAAAGGCACTTTCTGGTGATTCGCTTTTTTTCTATGTTTCTGTTATACTTTTTCTTAAGAAAGAGAGGTTCACTTATGAATATTGATTTTAAAGAAGAACTTAGAAAACGTGATGAACTTCTTGCCGGTTATCTCAAACAGATTGAAATCCAGGAGGAATTTATCCAGAAACAAAAAGAATTGATTGAATATCTGGAAGAGCATATCTCAAAGATTACAGACATTGTCAGTGGCGTTTGATTATAACTGTACTGGAGGAAAACATATGCCTGATGCGTATGATTACATCTCACTCATGTGTCGGCTGAAAGCCGCACAGACAAGAAATAAAGAACTGGAATCCGGTGAACACTATATTAAGCTGAAAGAACTCCATCAAAAGGAGTGCAGAGCCTATGAACGTAAGATTCAGGCGCTGCTAACGGAGATAGCGGATGCACATAAAGAAACCATCCGTGTCCGCAATTACTGGTTTCAGGTACTGGAGGATATGCTGCTGGAGTTTGAGGCAATGCAGAAAAAAGCTGACCAGAAGCTTCGGGAGATGGAGAAACGTGCTCTTCTTGCTGAGAGGCAAAGAGATGATGCATTGGAGAAAGCAAAAGAATTCCGCCTTAAGTTCTATGAAACCGCCACCCAGCTGGAAGAAGAACAGGGAAAGAACCTGAAACTTCATGCACAGATCAACCGTGATTATGAAAATTCATCTATTCCTTCTTCAAAAGCCATCCGGCGGAAAAAGATTGCAAACAGCAGGGAAAAAACAGGACGGAAACCCGGTGGACAGCCAGGACATAAAGGGCATGGCCGAAAAAAGCAGGAGCCTACACATCCGGTAATCCTCCTTCCGCCACCAGAAGAAGTGCTTGAAGACTGTGCTTTTAAAAAGACAGCAAGAACAATCATAAAACAACTGGTAAGTATCCGTATGGTCCTGGATGTAACAGAATACCATGCAGATGTTTATTATAACAGCCAGACCGGCGAACGTGCACACGCTGCATTTCCGGATGGTGTTATTGATGATGTGAATTATGATGGCAACATCCGGGCATTTTTGTTCCTTCTGAACAATGACTGCTGTACCTCTATTGATAAAAGCAGGAAGTTCCTGTCTGATCTGACGGATGGAAAACTGAATATTTCCAAAGGCATGATAAGTAAACTCAGCAGGGAGTTTGCTTTAAAAACAGAGCCCGAGCGCAAGGCAGCCTATGCAGACATGCTGCTTTCCCCTGTTATGCATACAGATTGTACAAGCGGCAGGGAAAACGGAAAAAGCTGTCAGATCTATGTCTGTGCCACACCAGACGGAAAAGCATTGTACTTCGCTCGTGAGAAAAAAGGACACGAGGGAGTAAAAGGGACTGTTACAGAGGATTATCAGGGGATCCTTGTCCATGACCATGATATTACCTTTTATAATTATGGAGCAGATCACCAGGAATGCCTTGCCCATGTGCTGCGTTACCTGAAAGACAGCATGGATAATGAACCAGACCGCACCTGGAACAAAGAGATGCGTTCACTGGTACAGGAGATGATCCATTTCCGAAACGAATGCCAGCCATTTCAGGAACCGGATCCGGTAAAGGTATCTGAATTCGAAAAAAGATACCGTGAGATACTGGAAATAGCCAGGGCGGAATACGGAAATGTTCCGGCAAACAATTATTACAGAGACGGGTATAATTTATTCCTGAGAATGGAGAAATATATGCAGAACCATTTGCTGTTCCTGCATGATTCCCGGATACCTGCCACTAATAATGAAGCCGAAAGGCTTCTAAGAAACTATAAGCGGAAACAGGCGCAGGCTGTGACATTTAGGAGTTTCGAAAGTATCGATTATCTCTGCCAATGCATGAGCATGCTTGTTTTGGTGCGGCTAGAAGAACCAGCGAATATATTTGACAGAGTATCCAGAATATTTGGATAAGAAAACCGATGGCTTTGACTGTTATTAGTCTACACCATCGGTTTTCTCATGTCCAGCTAACCTCTGAACAGTAACGTCAACCGGATTCATAAACTTAAAACAGTTCTTCGAGGTTTCTGGAACTGTAAAAACCACAGAGTTTTACCTTGGAACTGCTGAAGAATTAGCAAGGCAAAACAAAATAACACAGTCCGAACTGCTGACACTTCGCAGAATCGGGCGCCAAAAACTAAAGGCGTTAGAAAGCCAGACAGCCGCTGCGATTGCCACTCCCGGGTTGTATATGTACACGCCGAAAATGGGGCAAGAAAAGCCAGAATGTCAGATTGACGCAAGTCTGAGCCATTACGGTAACCACTGGTTTTTAACAACTGAGTTGAATTTAAAAGGGCGCGGGATTCGCCTTGATAAAACGGAAAACAGTATAAATTATTATATTGTCACAGAACGCGCTTTTGAGAAACTAAAAGCAGAATACAGTATATCTAAAGTTAATTATTTAGATTGATCTCTTCGGCGGCGGTCAAGCCGTAACCTCAACGCAACCGCCGGATTTCAAAAAAATAAGAAAAGAGGTAAAAGGATATGAAAAAATTTGAAATCGGAAAAAGATACCATGAAAGCGGTTTGGTGTTTGAAATCGTAAATAAAACCGCTAAAACAATCTCATACAAGGCAATCCAGCACGCCGGACGCGATAACGAACGCGTTGTTAAAGTAGGTCGCGTGAAGCTTTGTCAGTGGCCTGCCGGCGAGGTCTTCATGGGCGGCCACGGCCGAACAATAGAATCATAACCAGGCTGGCAAACGTACCGGGGAGCATTTCCCCGGCGGCCTTTTAAAATAAAATCAGGAGGATTAAAAACATGAAAAAATTAACATTAGTAGAATACGGATGTACAGGAACAGGCTATAGAAACGGCTCAGACGTTCCAAATTGCAGAGTTCGCGCAGAATTTGACACGCTGGACGGCCTGCACGTTATTGCGGATTTTGGAAGCTACCAGAGGCACGACGCAAATAAAAAAAGATGTCCAGTGGTACAGTCTAACGCGTTGCATGTCGACGGAACATATTACGACGCTGAGGGTTGCGGACGTTCTTACGAATATAGGCTTGCGCAAAGGGACTTTGATTTTACCCGCTTCGATTTCACAAAGTCCGGAATCTTGGCCTTTGTAAATGAGGTAACCGGAGAAAACTATACGGAAACCGAGTTTATAAAAAGGGTTTAGCTTTCAGGTGTAACGGTTCCCGCCGGGTTCAATTCCCGGCAACGCCTTTAATAACCCGGCTCCCATGGGTAAAGGGAAGAAGAGAAATATATGTGGAATGTATACGAAGTAAAAAGTGATCAGAAATGGTTTTTTAAGTGTCTTGGCAACGATAAATTTACCGCTGAAGTACTTTTTGATCATTTGCAAGCTGACTGGTCAAACGGTCATCATTTAACAACATTGATTTTGATTTTTGAGGAGGAATGAAAAGATGATCATAATCAGAAAAGCCACGCAAAAACAAGCTATCACCGCTATAAAAAGCGGTGATTTTTCTGAAGTAAACAGAATAAAAGAAATTGCAGAAAAGGAAGCCAGGCAAGTATTTGAAACTGTTTCTTCCGGTGCTGTCCCGCTGATCTGGTACGACTTACCGCCGGTGCGCTGTCAGTCTGGTGCGGTGTCTTTTATGCGGTATGCGCTGCATAAATCCACGAAAAATCCGGGATTCCTGCAGCTTTCTTGTATGGAAATAAAAGATGGTCGCATGATTCCAACATCAGACCGCCAGTATAATATCACTGGCGGCGGCTTTTCTGAGTTCTTCCAGGACTTACCGCAGATCACAAATATAAATTATTTAGAGAAGTAAAAAACGCTGCTCTTTTTCTAGTGTCCTGCATCCGCTCCGGGCGGCGGTGGTTCGTGACCTGTGCGGAACTTCTCCGAGGCTTGTGCCCTGGTTTGATGCACATTGACAATTATATATAGCTGTATTAGCTTCTATTTGACATTTTAACGGCTTTTATCGTGATTCTAGTATATTTTTATCACAGTCATATAAAAGCACCTTAAAATGTCAAATACAAATTGATAACAGGGATTGACGACAGAGCATAACGGGGTTATTATTATCCTGTATAGTTGCGTGGACGCTTCGCCCGGTCGGGTCTTTATGTTTCCAGACTGCGCGAAGTTATGCGGGCTTTGTTTGTGATCGCTCCGGTGGTCTTATTTCTGTACGCTTTTAGGCGTTTTGCTTAGACGGTTGTGCCTTAAATACTCATATAACGCCGTATTTGGCTTTTTAAGCGAGTTTTATGTAATTCCTGTATATTTTACCAATGACGCGTAAAAACGTTTTTAAACGCATTTACAGTGTTGCGCTAGAATTAGCTTTGGTTCTGGCGGTGTCTGGCGCTGGCTTTACGCTTCCGCAGTTGTTCCCGGGCTGCTCCCGGGTCATCCCCGGTGGGCTGTGTTGTTTGGCTTTAGTTTTGCCAGATCATGCCGGACGGCGGGGTTTCATAGACTCCCGGCGGCGGTGTATTCCTGATCAGCTAGAGGTTCCCGGGACGGGGCGAGAACACCAAGAAAATGTACGATAAGTCGAAAACAGCATCAAAACCGGGTCAGTTTGAACTGGGAAAATCTGAAAAAAATCGCAGAAATCTGAAACTAATTCAGACCTGCGACTTTTTATTTTTTTGTGCATTCTGTATATAATTTTCTATAACGTAGATTGGCGTGATGTAAATTTTTATCTCATCACGTTCAATTCATCTTTTTCAGTGGTATTCTTTCTTCTTGTAATATCAGAAATCTTACTCATACGCCTTTTCTGCCGGCTCGTTTCCTTGTTCCTGTGCTTCGCTGATTCCCTGCTGATGGTTCCCATGCCTACTCCTTTCTGAACATCTCCTTCATGTTCTGACTCCGTGAATTGAGGTTTATAATTGGCACATCCACATTGAGTTCGTCCGGCACGATACCCACGATCACAACCTTTGTTGGCTCTATTGCGTCTAGCATTTCCTTGAAATTCTCACAAAATTCCAATCTGGCAGACTTAGACCGCACTCTCCCATTGGTACAACATGATACAGTGCTTCTGTGCGGCGTACCATCGAAAATCCAAGGCATTTCATTTGGACTGATAACATTTACCGACGGTATGATATTAACGCCTAAAATCGTAAAATAGAAGCCTAGAGCATGATTCCTGTATAGGTTGTATATATTTAGTGCTGTAGGCATCCCGGAAGCAATTGTGAAATCCGGGCTGCAAACCGAATGAAAACATTTCAGATGTTCTACGTACTGGTCTGGCTGATTCCATACCTGCAGGAAACTTTTGTCGTCAATATAGAAATTTACGGTCAAGTCCTTATGCCCTTTCAGCGATCTGGATTTTGAAGACACAAAGTCAATCGACTTGCCCGGCGAGAAATCTACTTTTGGCAGCATTGGTATTTGAAACTGCCCGTCAAGTTCTGCTCCGGTTATCAGGTATTCTTTCATCACATCGTATGCGGTATGTATCACAACGCCACCTCCATACAACCATATTAACATAATTTTGGCAACAAAAAAAGACCGCATTTCTGCCGTCTACGATGGTTTTACCTGTGTCTCACACACAAGTTTTCCTCCTATGGTTTTAATTCGAATATTTGTTCTTGTTCCTTACCTGTTCCCTAGCCTGTTCCCTCGAACTTTTAAACACCTCTAAAAAGCACAAAAAACCTTGATTTTACAAGGTTTTCGTTAGCAGCCAGTACGGGAATCGAACGTATCTTTAAACTGCTATCTTTCCTATAAAATCAACATTTATAACTTTTCCAGGGTGTTCCTTTTTGTTCCCTAGCTGTTCCCTATTTAAAAATAGCCAAAAGTTATCTCGATACTACCATAAATTCATCTATGCTATCCATGATTTTCTGCTTTTTCTTGAGGTCCTTTCGGTCTCTGTGGTAGTAGTTTTCAGAACATGAAATATTTGTGTGGCCCATCTGTGATGTGACCATCTGATTATCTATGCTGTGGTCGAGTAATATCGTGCAATATGTTTTCCGTATTTTATGCGGTGATTTTTGAATACAGCCAGTTTTCTTGCACACTGTTCTTAACCGGTTCCTGAACGAATAAGTATTTAATCGCTTTCCATCTTTAGAAAATATATATTCGCAGAATATCGACATATTTCTAAGCTTCTGTAATATCCATATACACCCCTGAGGAACCACTACATTTCTTACGCCTGCTTCTGTTTTCGGAAAGTCTTTTACTTCAAAAATGCCTTTATGGTTTTCAAAATGCCTTACTTCCGTTCTCCTGACTTTAATCGTACTGATATGTGGTAGCCAGTCATTCCATTTCAAAGCACATAGCTCCCCAACTCTCAGACCAGTTACAAACATAAGCATGATGCCAAGATTTACTATATCCTGATTGTCTTTCAAGTAGTCAATCATCCTGTCCATTTCAGCGTCGTTGAATACTTCTTCCGAATCTTCTTTGATATTTCTTTTGAAAGATTTATCGGTGACATCCAAATCATAGAATAATTCCTGCACGTTCCAATCAATCAGCTTGTTGCGCTTCGCCCATTTCAGGGTACCTCTGGTAATTGTCTTAAGATTGCAGAAAGCTTTTGCGGTTAGATTGTGTTCGCTGATCTGCTCTTCCAGGAAGTTGCTGATATCCTCTGACTCAATGTTTTTAATTCTGCGTTCGCCCATGTCCCCAAAAAAACGATTAAAGTCCTGCTGATATCTCTGATAAGTTTGTATTGAAATCTTATTCAGATCAACCTTGCGCTGCGCCCATTCCTCGAACACACTCTTAATCTTTGGATTTTCTGCTTTCTCACGGTGTGTCTTTACAATCAAGTCCTCTAAATCCTGCTTAGACCGACGTTTGAACATCTTCCGTTGTCCGGTTTCGTCATAAGTCATACGGATTTTCCAATATCCGTCAGATGCCTTCCATATGCTGTCCCTGTATTCTTTTAAAATTTCTTCCCTTTTATTCATTTCAACTTGCTCTTGTATGTGAGACAAGTTGATGATACCATTCTCAATTGCATATTTCAAGTCGTCATTATTCATAAAAAATAAGGAGGAACCGGGATATCCTTTCGCTGGCCAGCGGCTCCTCGTTCCTCCTTTCTTTCACACATAATCAAAAATATTCATCTGTCCTTCCGGCATATCATCTTCAAGATTGAAGAATTTGCAGGCAATAAAATTTCCATGCCAGTCCCGATCACCGCCATACATCAGACATTTTCCCCTCTTTCCGTCCCTATAAAATCTGCACTCGGAACAATTGTGCTGATACGCAGTTCCGCCGGAACGTTTATACATTTCGCTTATTGTTCTCATTTCTTTTCCTTTCAAAGGTTTAGATTCTCAAAGCTGCTCTTCTTTTTGTTCCTGTTCTTCTTTTAAAAATCCCTTTCATTACGCATTCCTTGTACCATCTTCATTTTCAAATGTTGTGCTATATGTTCTCTGACAGATTCCTCTGGAAATGGGATTTCGAGCGACCGCTCCAGAATCCTATTGGTGATTCTCTCGTCATATTTCAGTTCTGATATCTGGCAGTTGCTTGTGAATATAGTGATTTTCCTGTCGATATACCGCCCGTTGATAATGCTATAGAATCTTTCATTAATCCATTCTTTTCCAGAATCAGCGCCGAAGTCATCAATGATAAGGACTTCTGTTCTGGACAAATCCTCTATTAACTTTCCCTCTGCATTCTCTTTGGCTCCCCATGTGTTCTTGATTTCATCAAGGATTCTGAGAGACGTGGTGAATTTGACAGGCTTCTGGTATTTTTTCATGATCTCATTTGCCAAGCTGCATACTGTTTTAGTTTTGCCAGAACCTTTTGCACTCGAGAAAAGATATAATCCTATTCCTTTCTTCTGCATATCAGGAAGGTTTTTGAACCAGTAATTTACTGCCTGAGCCGCCTGAGAAAATACTTTTCGGCTCTCGGTGCTCAAATATACACTTGACTTCAAATCATTGAAATTTGAGTCTTTAAACACGTTTGGAATCTCTGCAAATTTCAATTGATTTTCAAGAATTATTCTCTTTCTGATTCCGCAAGGGCATTCCTCACAATAAGGAATACCACTTGCATCTCTTACCCATCTCCACCCGCTATCCCCACATTCAGGGCATTCAAGCGAACGGGGTGTCTGATTCTTCTCCGTTCCATTCTCCAAGTGGGATGATTGGTTCGACATTTCTTTGAGATGTGCCAGTTCCATTTCGCATATCCTCCCTGTTATGATATTTGTTTTCGAGTATTTTTAAGAAGTTGTTTGGCTTCACGAACCATTCAAAATTTATCATAAAATCAGTTTTCTTTCCCATGAGGAAATCGCTGTTTTGTACATTTTTCAACGCTTCCATTACCTTGTCTATTCCGTATTCTCGGATTCTTGCTTTCAGCATTTGCGTTCGCCTTGCTGTCATTCTTGCGATTGGTTGAATACCGAACTGCTGAAGCTTATTCCACTCATCAACTACTTTCTGCACATCGCCGGGCTTGACTAAATCTTTTTCGCAAGAAATTTGTTCTGGAATTTCCGGCATACATTCTTCTTCTGACAATTCTTTCTGACGTTTTCTATGCTCGGCAACTCGTTTTCTTGTCTGCTCTCTGATTTTTTCAAGCCCGTCAATGTTCTGGTGCTCTTCCCATCCGGGGATTGAAAGCAATGTTCCGTCTCTGGTTATCATGCCGAACTTTTCAAGAATTGTAAGTGCAAGTTCGATCACACTCTCGTCAAAGTCCAGCTCGTCAGCTAGCATCTTGTTTGTATATGGAATGTTCTCTGTCAAAAAGATAATTCCGTTTGAATTACAACGCCCCGCCATCGTCAGGAGCATCATCCAGATCAGAACGATATTGTTTCCTTCTGGAAGTTTTCTGATATGCCGGATTTTCTTGTTGTCAAACATATCTATTTCTAATCGAATCCAACTCACCTTTGTCATTTAGCCACCTTCCCGTCTGGTAAGGACATTTCTGCCCTTACCGCATTGATTTTCGGATGAATTTCTCCATTAAAGAGTCCATCCAGTTTTCTGTGTGCTTTTCACAGGTATCATCTTCCTCTATCAGGATGCCTTTGCGGTCACACAGCCCGTTGTCGTTTTCAATACAAGTTTTGCAAGTTTTGCATGTTTTATCTGCCATTTTCCTCACCCCAATCTAATTTCTGTCCACACTTATTGCAATAAAAATCTGATTTATAAAGTCCCTCTCTGTTACAAACTGGGCAATTTCCCTTTGTCGTATAGTATCTGCCAGAAAAGTCAAGAATAGTTCTCATATTATTTGGCTTCATTGGGATCTGTTTTTGCAGTGCTTTAATAGCTTCTTGTCTAACTTCATGCGTACATTTACCACCATAAGCCGTGCTATCATAACTTAATTCTTTTAATGCTTCTTCTGGTTTCATATTAATCCTCCCTAGCTTCTATCATTCTTCTATTTCTTCGTCTGTTGCTTCTCCGTCAATCGTTTCTGTGTGATATTTCCATCCTGCCTGATATCCACACATGATGAATTTCTTACCACATTTATCGCAAGTGTAGGTTTCCGTATCTTCTGTGTAACAATCAACCGATTCCCCCTCCTATATACGTATCTTCGTATGATGGTTCGTATTCTTGACCGCAATAAGGACAAATTATGCTTTCATCGTCCTCATAATTCCGATAATTATTGCTCATTCTTCTTCATCTCCTTCAATTCCTTTAACGTTTTCCTGTAATCTCTGTTTGCAGACCGGAACATCATCAAGAGTATTTCAGCTACAGGTCTCGTCCGGTTGGCTCGTTTGGCTTTCTTGGCACATATAAGTTCGTTTCCTTCTGGGACATATATTCCTACATAATGTGGAATTTCAAGGGATACCGCAGCGCATACATCTGTTGGCATAACTAGGTAGTTATAATCGCCAACAAAGTTCAGCCCATGACCAGAGCGAAAATCTTCAGCTGATGATTTAACCTCATAACAATAGCAGTCACCTTTTTCTATCCCGGACACGCTATTATTCACCGGCACGAACCGCATATAATCCACCCTTACCGCATGATCTGTCGAATAATCGAATGTCACTTCCTTAGCCCAATAAATACGTGGATCATTGTGAGGATTGATTTTCTTTTCGATCATTGCTGATAGTTTTGCTGTAATCTCAGGTCTTGTCATTTTGAATCTCCCTCGCCTTTCCTGTAGCAATCTTCCATAAAATCAATACTGTATATATCGTCTTCCTGGATGATTTCGCCGTTGTTTCTCCATTCGGCAATCATTGCTTCTTCAACCAGTGAATTTACAACCTTATCTGAATCCTCATTACCGTTCAGGCATTCTACGCAACGGTCAATAAATCCTAACTTGTCAGCGTACATATACGCTTTTGCTGTTCCAGATGTATACTCTCTGAATGCCTGCTCAACCTGCTCTTTGAAGTCCTCTGGCAGATTGAAAATATCTACTTCCAGTTCTCTTGGAAGGTTTATTGTGTACTTTCTCATTTTTTGTCCTCACTTTCCCCATGTAAGCAACTGACGCGCTATTGTGCAGTCCTCCATGATTTCTGTATTTATGTTTCCTCAATATTCAATAAAATCAGACAATTCCATCTGACCAACGATATTGTTGTCTTGCATCCACCATAGATAAACTTCTTCGCCGCAACTCCACTTGGTGTCTTTTTCACGCAGCTTGCGTTCCTGAAGCATTCTGTCAAAGGAACGAATGTAGGCTTGCTTGTACTTTGGGAAATCATGCATTTCCTTTTCCCTCTGGCTCTTTGATGCAAGCGGACATCCTAAGCAACCTAGCCGATCATATCCGCATTGATACAGTTCACATACCCGAATATCGTTCTCTCCAATGAACTGCCAGATATTCTGATCTGTCCAATCAATGATCGGATTGACTACCGTCTTCGCTTTCATCTGGCAATTTTCAAACAACCTTCGAGTATCACCATTGTCTGTGATAAGCATTTTCTCGTCAGAAACGCCAATGCTTTTACTTGCCGTCTGCCCTAATACTTCAAATGGGCTTCTGCTACTTCTCTTGATGCTTTCGTTCCATCTGACGCCTGTTGCAATCATTCTGTTTGGATTTCCGCCCTCTTTCAGTTCTGAGCAGCAATACCGAACGATTCTGGTAGGTGGCATTAGCTTTCTGGGAATAAGATTCCACATTGTAAGACGGTTGTTGTTTTCCTGCACATGATAGTCGATCTCGCATTTAACACCTTTGCCCGACAATTCGGAAAACACATTTTTGATATGCCTTACTGTCTGCGGTGCATCAACAGTGGTATGCGAATTATGAACCTCGAACGGAATTCCGGATATTTTGAATAGTTCCAGAAGTACATCTGAATCTTTCCCGCCGGAATACTCACATACAAGTGGTTTATTATAATGTTTCAACGAAATGTCACTTGCCAGCTTCAATCTATCTATTGATTTTTCAATTAATTCTTTCACACGCCATACTACAAATATCCGTATGGCAATTTTACAATCTGCTTTGTAGCCTTGGGAGTTATTGCCTCTGACCGTTAGTCTGTTCTGCACTGCGTAGGAGAACCAAGGCATTCCAGTCTAGCATTTATCAAATTTTACCCAACCTATTCTGATTAGGCGGAACCTCGTTTCACGAGGATAAGTGTTATTCCTTTCTATGTTTGAACTTCATTTTTCTCCTATCCAAATGCTACCTGTCCGTTATTCTGCAAATAAATCATCGGTGCAGCTTTGCGCTCTCCGACTTTCAGATACGGGCAATTAGCTTTCACAAGTGCTTCTGCCATAACCGGCACAACACTATTCCCGATTCTCGCTACTTGTTTTGCAATCGGGTAACTTCTCCATTTGTAATCCCGATCAATAATGTAATCTTTTGGAAATCCCTGCATCACCTTTAATTCTTCCGGCTTTAGCATTCTGAGAAAAATATCTGATATGATGTATTTCTCTCCATGAATATCAACCAGAACGTTTACCAGTCCGAACCTGTCTTTTGTGGTAATGGTTCCAAGTGGCTCGTTAAGCACCTGTCCGCATCCCGTTCCATAATATTTAACCAGAAAAGCAGATATCACGCCTAAGTGCCCGGGTGATGTGGTTATTGTATGGAGCGGTTCGTCGCATCCTTGACCGATTCCAGTCTTGTAATACTTTGTAATGAATGCAGTTACAAGTCCGTATCTGTTCGAGGTATCAATGGTTTTTATCGGTTCAGTCAGCAATTGTCCTCTGGAATCGCCTTGTCTGGTTTCTCCATGATATTGAATGATAAATGCCAGTGCATCTTTATTCCGTACAATATACGGTTCTGGATTATCAACGATATATTTCTTGATTCCATTTGCGATTCGCTTCTGTGTTGCTTCTGCCAGTGGTTTCGGACGGTCAAATATACTTTTGCCTAAGTCTGACCAATCAATGTAATCTCCACACTGTTCGTATGGCTTCAAACCGTCTGTCCCAAAACGATTATGTGTAGGTTTTGGCCATACTATCGGCTTTCCATCTCTGCGAAACACTGCGTACCACCTTTTTCGTGTCGTTGGTGCTCCATAATCTGCCGCTACTAATTCCCGACTATCAAATTTATAACCAATGGATTTCATAGCTGCTATGAATTTGTTATAGTCTTCACCTGCTCTGCTCTTAATTGGCCTTCCTGACTCATCCAGAGGCCCCCACTGCTGTATCTCCTCTACATTTTCCATAATGATTACATCTGGAAGAATCGCCTTTGCGTGCTTATATACAGCCCACGGAAGAATGCGAAGCCCCTGCTTTCTCGGCTGACCGCCTTTTGCTTTTGAATGGCTCGTACAATCTGGCGAAGCCCACATCAACGCTACGTGCTGATTTCCGACATATTTCTGCAAATCAACTTTGAAAATATCCTCTGTTAGATGCAGTGTTCCGGGATGATTCGTCTTGTGCATCAGGATAGCGTCGGGGTCGTGATTGATCGCTATGTCTACTGGTCTGCCGAGTGCCATCTCAATTCCTACTGAAGCGCCACCTCCGCCTCAGCCTGCGAAACAATCAATTATTAACTGTTTCTGCATCTGGCATCACCTCGCTTTCTCCGAATCCAAATTCCTTGTTAATATCAAAAGAATCAAATTCAATCTGCAAACCCATTTCTTCCTGAACTTCCTTATATGCTGCTTCAACGCCGATTTCCTCAACATATCTTTCGGCTTCGGTAATCTTATCAATGAAATTCTGGTTTGCTTTCTTGAATCCCCATGCTTTCTTGATTGCAATAACAGAAATCAAAATATTTGCCACAGCAATATAATCTTCTGCTTTCCACAGCTTTTCCTGAAATTCTTTAACGGTCTGTTCTCTAATTTCCTGTTCTTTTGAATCCAAATACGTTTTAAGAGATTCGATTCTTACGCCAGTTTGCCTGGAAGCCTGCTCCATTGTAAAACCAGTTATGTTAAGTGGCGCCGGGATTAAGCTTCTTTGATTCTTTGATTTTTTAATTTTCAACTTCCCCAACCAACAGCCCTCCTTATCTTCTGAGTCAGAATGTCAAATTCCATCAGCATCCTGCGGTCATTCTTGTTTGAGTATGCGATTGTTTGCTGCCCATCATATATGACCGCATATCTTCCGTTAATGTCATATGCTCCGCTGATTGCCTGCGATATCTGACTTCTTGTCTTTCCTGTCAATTCTGATATTTCAGCAAGCGTCAGCTCCCCAATATACTTTGAACCGTCGTATACGTCATACAGTTTCATGTTTCTTTACTCCTATCAGTTCGTATGTCCTGTGCGAACCGGTTCCGTGAAATACGATCAATCCGTCGTCCTCAAACTGCCTTAGATGCCTTTGGACGGCACTCCTGCTGATATCTAGTTCCTCAGATATCTTCTTGGTTGTTGGAGTCCCTTTGTGAGACATTGCGTATTTACGTATGAAATAATAAATATCCTTGCGGTTCTGCATCCATTGCATGTGTTTTTGATGCCGTAATGCGTCCATGTGTTATACCTCTTTGTTATCAGTCGTACAGGCTTCTTTTTACTTTGCGCATTCCTAAAAATTTTCCATCAGACGAAAATTCGGATACGAATTTAACATCAGGCTCCATTGCCGGGTCACGATATTCCCCGATGTTTTTTTCTCCTCCGTGCCCATCGCTTTTTACGTATGCTTCTTCGTACATATCTGATTTCTCCTTAATCTTTTTCTTTGTATGTATTCTCATCAATCAAGTTATGGAACTTTTCAAAAGCCCGGATTGATACTTTGTTATTCTGCTTCTCTGGCTTCAAAGAAACTTGCAAGTGCGTGTCTATGATGTGCGACAGCTCTCTGGCAAGAGTTTTCTTGCCTTGCTGTATGCCTTGCATATATGTCTTTGGCGGTTTATACTGTCCTGTTACTTGCTTTCCTGTCGACTGCCCACCCGCTGTGATGTTATACATCTGAAAACCTTTGTCGGCAAAAGATTTGATCGTTTCAATTTCTTTCTGGTCGAGTTCACTTTTTTTGCACATCATATATGTAAGCTTCCATCCAGTGGGGTTACTTTCACTGTAAAATTTATGTTTTTTAAGACTTAACGCTATGTGATCGTATTCTCCTAAATGGCTCGCACATCTCTCGCAAAGGCTAACTGCCTGCCCTACGTAGCTTCTTCTTATTCCCGCTTCATCAGTTCTGTAAAAAGCATATATGCCGCTTGAATATGGAATACCCGGACATATTTCTTTTATTTTTTTCTCGCGTTGACTTTTCATCATATAAATTTGTCTGTAATTTATTTTTTTCATTATTGAAAACTTATCACCTCGATTCATTCTTTGGTGTACTTTTGACACCATTATGATACCACTTCGATACCTGTATTGCAAGATAAAAACGATACCACTTTGGTATCTGATTGACACCGACAGGCAAAAATGCTACAATGTTTTAAAAACAAGGGAGGGATTTCGCATGGCTATCAAGTCTGACAAGACCAGAACTAACATCACGTTCCCGATACAGCTTAAAGAACAACTTGAGCAGATCGCCAAGCAGGAGAACAGAAGTTTTAATAATCTGGTCATTACCATTCTCCAAGATTTTGTAAAAAGTGCCGATAAATAGTCGGTGCTTTTTTAATTAAACGGTAAATCCGCATCGTACTCCGGCATTTCCGGAACACTTGGCGCTGGTGTCGGTACCGACTCGTTCTCCTGAGTAGAAATGTTATTCCGTCTGCTCTCCGCGAATTCGATTGAGCTTACGATACAATTATTTTTGTAGACCTTTTCTCCATCGCTATTTACATAGCAGCTTGTTCTCCAACTTCCGTGGATGATAACCTTTGTCCCCTTTCTCAAATACTTCTGGCAAAATTCTGCGGTCGCCGCTCTAAGAACTGCGCAAGCGATAAAATCTGATTTCGGGTCTCCGTCTCTCTTATACATTCTCTGAACTGCCAACAAGAAATTCGCAACCGGCGAACCGCCCGCCGTGTATTTCATCTCAGGGTCGGCAGTGAGCCGCCCTGTTAAAATTACGATATTCAATTTGATTCCTCCTGTTTTTTATCATCAAAGAAACTTCCGTAATCAAACCACTCATCTTTAATGAAATTTCCGATAATTTTCACTGAATCTCCAAGTCCTTTCGTAGCAACTCTGACATGCTTTCCTTTCATTTCTATCAGGTCATCTACGCCAACAACGTCCATGATTCTCATAATCGCTTCAAGTCCTGCTTTTGAACCTTTAAAATTTTCCGATCCAAGATAACCATGTCCTAAAACATATCCTCCGAATACAACACCCCAGCCACCGCCAGAAAGAGTGAGGTCAAGGGTAAGTACTCCGTGATCTTTGAAATTTAATGATACATTTGTGATTTCAGCATTTCTTAATCTGTTTCCGTCGTTAATAAGTTCTTCTTCTGTCCAAATTTTCATTTCTTTCTCCTTTCAAAACGGGCATAAATCCAAATCAACATCCAGTCCTGGTCTTGCAATCTGCACCAGAACATCATCCCCGGCAACGTCCTGTATCTCCTTCTTCATTACTTCTGGATTTCCCCATCCCTCTGACAGGTGGCATAGCGTTATGGTTCTGAGCGAAGCGGTCTTGTTCACTCGGATAATCTCTTTTACAGTAGATAAGCTGCTGTGCCCCCGGACGGAGTGTTCAAACTTAAACGAATCCTGTTCTGGCGATTCGTCCAGATGATTGCATTCTATAAGGAAGTGATTTATTCTCATGTTCTTGAATGTGAACGGCAAATATGAGAAGTCTGTCGCATATATCAGTCGTCCACATTCTTCATGAGATATCAGATACGCGAAGTTTGGCGTCTTGTCGTGCGGGACATAGAACGGCGTTACCCGGAATGAACCTATGTCCTTTGATTTCTTTTCTGGTAAGCCGATCATCAGCTCGCCAGAGATTGTGTTTACACTCTCAACTGTCTCGTCATTGGTGTAAATTTGAATGCCTGCATTCAATATTTCTTTGTACGACTTCTTATGGTCACCTTAATCAACCATGTTCATGACTTATTAAACACCCCAAAACGTCCGATATCCTATAAGAAATTCCTTTCAGAATTTCCGAGTATCTACATCCACAATCCAGAAGTAAGATTTCGCCGGATTCGGATTTAAGCGCATAGCAGTTTCCCGGCTGACTGCCTGTGTTTATCACTCTCATGAACATTTTTCATCACCTCACTTTCAATATTCAAATTCCAAATTATTTATGAAATTCACGATTTTTCCATCTTCGATCACTACAAATTCTGTAACAGATTCATGAACCTGACTAAGACTAGATTCTACATATTCATGTTTCTTATCATCGTATTTTCTGAACCATCTTTCTACGCTATCGTCAAAAGAAGTATTCTTCATTACAAAATACGGTGTATCTTCCGCCAATAACTCTATTGCGCTAGCAATCTCTTCGAATCTTTCAATGATGTGTTCTCTTTCCAACACCGTGACATTATCCTCGATGTCTCTGAAATAATTATTGTTTTGCTTAACAAAGTCTCTTATTGCATTTGCCACACAGCTCTTATCTTTTGTGAAGAAAACATGCCCGACAGAAATTTCCCAGCAAATCCTGTCTGCTGTATTGTCGCAATTATTGATTTCATTTCTTATTTCGTGCCAAAGAGAAGCATCAAAAATGATATTTCTCTTAAATCCATGGCTTATCAATTTGCGTGGTGGAATATATTTTTCTGTCAAAACATCCCATATAGCAGGTGCGAACAGCCATAAATTTTTGAACTCTTTAATAACCTTTCCTTTGTAATCCTTATCAATTCCATATAAACTGCTATAGCTCATTTTTTATACCTCGTAATCCTCTGGAAATCTAAATATAACTTCATTCATTCCAATTTTAGTAACATCTCCCACAAGGCTTTTAGCATGTATTCCAAGGCTTGCATCATTCAGCATTGACATTACATCTACGCAACTCTTCTTTGATGAATAGCTTGCCATCACATATGGACTCTGCTGTATTCCTCCGGCAAATACCGCTTGTATGTAATTTTCCGAAACAATCAATGCTGTCATTTCATACGGAAGATTGATTTCTCCATTCTGGGATATAATCCTCATAGTTCTCACCCCGTTTCTCGAAATAGTCTTTTACTGACTCATAGTCCGGGCAGTTCTCACACCGCCCGATACAAGCCATATATTTTCCGAACTTTCCAGAATCGCACCGATCAAAATTGATGCAGTCAAAGTACATCATGTTCGATCATCTCCGAAGAATAATTCTCTCATGTCAACCGGTTCGTATTTCTTATGCAATAACTTCTTATTCTGTCTCGCTCCGTGTGGGTCATTACACATGAAGCTTCTGCATATCTCCGGTCTGACCGGATAAATCTCACATTTATTATTCCTTTTTTGAATCATTCAAAAACGGACAGGTCAGGTCAAGCCCAAGATTCTTGACTGGATAATTGTGTTGCTGTTCCTGTATATGATTCTTTTTGATGTACCGTCTGATTTCTTTTATCTCTTTACCGGAAACTGGGAGCAGGGTGGAACAGAAAGCACCGCACCCTACACATTTTCCATCCTCCGTGTAGTCATAAAGACCATTCTCCATATTTTTGAATGCTTCTGCTAATGTTCCTACCATATTAATGTAGCTTCCCTTCTACATTTCCTCCTGCTTCATAAAATCTGGGATGCTTGGTTCCTGTCCTGCTGCCGGAATTGGTTCTTTCTCGGCAGTCTTTGCGACTTCTGCGACTGTTGGCTGTTTAGGCTGTTCTTCGATTGCTGCCGGCTCGTCTGGGATAAATTCTTCAGCATTGGCGTTCTGCTCGATTTCATAAGCAACTTCATGTTCAATAATGTCCTGCTTTGGAATTTCTTCTGTGGCTTCCTCAACTTCCTGAATGAAAATATCACCATGACTATTGATAATCTGCTTTAATGCACGATTGATAACTGTTTTCTTTGCCATCTGGTCAGTAAATTTCTGATGTGTTCCATTGCCGTTCTCCTTGTAACCATAGCCCTGTGACCAAGCCTGCTTGATCTGCTTTATGTTCATTACTTCCAGATGTTTTGTTCCATCTTCCATCAGAACCACTGCATATGCCCCAAGAATATTATCGTTGTCAATGTTCATAAAATCCTGTTCATGAGAATCCAGAACCTTGTTTCCATCTTCAATGTGGTATTTGAACTCATCACCATCGTAGATAATCTCTGCGTGAATATCTTTCATTCCATATCTTCTGGCGATTGTAATGTTTCCGAAGTAAGACCTCTGGAACTGACACTGATTGCCATAACTAATGAAATAACCCTGTTTTTTCTGAACTGAAAGTCCGAGCGTTGCCATGTTCATAAGGCTGTTTGCAATGCTTGTAGCTGTGCAAGATTCCAGAACTGGCTTATTGTTTCTGTCTTTTGTCTCTTTCAGAGTCAGATATGCCCCCATGAGTGCATTGCTGAGGTTGTAGTCTTTTGGGAACGAAAGACCGTATTTGCATTTTTCTTCAAGCTGCTTAACCAATCCATCAATGAATGAGTTGTTGATTACGATTGCCGCCTGCTGTTCTCCTGCTGTTGCTAACTGTGTTTTATTTGCCATAACAATTCTCCTTTTCTATTAATTATTAAGCTTCCGTTACTGTCATATCCCCCTCAGCAACTTTCAAGAATATCAACTGTGCATCTGCCTTAATGCCTGCCAGACTGCTGTTGTCCAGCTCTGCTGCACAGTCTACGAATATCGGATAACTCACTCCGTAAAACTTCTGTAAACCATCCATGATGGCAATTTTTCCTTTCATCATGAGTGCTGTATTGGCATTTCCGATTAATTTCTTCCAGTTACCGTCCTTGTCCTGCACGTGCCAGATGCAAGCATCTACGACTTCGCCGTTCTTCTGTGTATCGAACAGTTTCACTTTAACTCCGCCAAAATACTGGTTTACTGCATCTTCAAGGGCTGTGTTCTTCGCCATGCTCAGCGATTTTAATTCGTCCAGAATCATCTGCGCATTAGCTTTATATTGTGCGTACTGTTTCTGGCTTTCCTGAAGCTTCTCAATCTGCTCGTCAATTCGGACGTTGTTGTTGGCTTCTCCGATTTTCTGATTAACTGCTGCCAATTCCTGTTTCTTTCCGGATAACTGCTCTGAAAGCTGTTTCTTTGCTTCTTCTCCATCGTCCAGAGAATTAAGTTCCTGCTCTTTCTCTTTGATTGATGTAAGAATCTGCTGATATTCGGCGTTTCCTGAGAAGTCTGGTTCTTCTGGTATAGCTTCCATATTCTTGTTTTCTGCATCCAACGAAGTTTTGATCTGCTCTAATTCATCTGTCAGTTTGGAAATCTCGGATGTGAGAGCTTCTTCCCGCTTATGCGCTTCTTTCATTCCGGCAGACGCTTTGTTTCCATCCTGGATAACTTCATCAAGTTTTCGTTTCTTGTCCTGTTCCCATTCTTCCTTAGCTTTTAACTGCTGATTGATTCTTTCCTGCTTCTTCTGCTCGAATTTTCCCTTCAACTGCTCAATCTGCTCTGGTGGGAGAATCTGACCGCAAGTCGGGCAAATGGTCTCTGTATCATTAAATGTCTCGGATTTAATGCTTTCCAGAACTGTGTTGTCCCATTCTGTATCCTTGATTTTGGGATATTGCGTTCTGGCGTTCTGCAATTTTTCAAGAAGATCTTTTTTCTGCGCTCTCAGGTACTCCAATGCAGAAGCCTTTCTGTTCAACTCTGATGTTTTGATATTCCTGTCTAATTCAAGAGTGCTAACTTTATTGCAAACCGATGATTTCTTCTCTGACAAGTCCACTTTAGCCTTTGAGTCTATCTCTATCAGTTTGGTTCTTAACCCTGCCAGTTCCGCTTTAATCTTTCCGGTTTTCTCGTTCCCTGCCTGTGCAATCTGCGTTTCGAGGTCAGAAATCTGTTCCTGCAAGGCATTCTTCTGCAATTCCAGTTCCGCGACATCAGCATCAACTTTTGAATGTTCCATACCGATGATCTGGTTTGGAATAGCTTTTAACTGTTCCTCTGCTTTTTTCAGTGTTGCACTGTTCATGGCTTTAATTTCATCTGCCTTGTAAGTTTCCAGAAGTGGTACCAACTCGGCACAATCTGGAACTGTCTTGGCAATCTCTAAATCTGATTTTCCGGCACCGTCTGACATGGAAAACAGAATCTTTCTGGCATCTGCATCTTTCAAGTCTGTGAAGATTTCCATGTGAGACAGCATAAGGAAATTATCAAAGTCAAACCCTCGTTCTTTCAGATCAGCTTTAAAATCTCTTTCAGCTTTTGGAACGCCGTTGATTTCGTATTTGTTGGATAATGCAACCTTGCCCGGTTTTCCGTCCTTTGGCTTACTTTCTGTGCGCTTCTGGAATTTCGCTACGCTTACCGGCTTTCCATCAATTACAAGGTCAATGTCGACTCTTGGCAGACATTCTCTGCCATCATCCGGTCTAATATCCGGGTTGCTCTTTAAACTGTAGTCCTTGTCACAGAACACCCACATGAAAGCATCTGCCAGTGTAGTTTTTCCGCATCCGTTCTTCCCGGAAACTACTGTTCTGTGCCCGAACTCTATTTTCTTTTCCGACTGACCTTTAAAGTCGGTCAATCCAATCTCTCTTACTTCGTTTTTTTTCATATTACAAAATCTCCAATCTCTTTACCGATACCTCTAATGCTGTTATCCATTCTTGACTCTGATCAGACCAAAGTTCCCGGCTCTGGAATCTTCCACAGAGCTTGATTTTCGCTCCTTTTTTTAGATTCTCTACGGCATCTGCGTTTTCTTCCCAACACAGACAACCGATTGCGTCTGATCTGGTATATCCGTCTTTCTTCTTTCTATTTACTGCCAGAAGTATTCTTGCCAACTTCCTGTCGTTGTTCGCGCCAATCATCTTTACTGTTGGCTTTTTAATTAGATATCCGGTCAGATAAACTTCATTTGCATCATGTTCTTCCAATCTTTCAAGGTACTGAATGTTCGTTGCTCTTACATACGCTGTAAGGCTTTTCTTTCCATCTTCCCGGACTGTACGGCTTCGCATTTCACCATATACGCTGGCAATTAGCTCTGTTTCTCTTGAAATCATGTATTCCGGCACAATAATCGGAAGAATATCATAAGATGTACTCTTTCTGAATATTGTCATTCTTCCCTCGTACATCTTGGTTCCACCGTATTCTTCATGTGAGAATACAAACCCTGCCGGAATGTCACCTGATAAAAGTACCTGGTTTTCGTCACGAATTTTCATTTCCTAAATCACCTTCTTCATTCAACAGCAATAATGTCTCCACAAGAACTGCTGCCTGCTTTAAAACAATGTTACTGAGTTTCTTGTTTCTTGCTTCGAGTTTTGCGTTTTCTGCTTCCAGATCACAAATAATCTCGCTTGCAAGTGGTTTCTGTTCGTTGGATGTGTGTGTTTTCGACATAAAAAATGCCCTCCTAATTATTTATTTGATAAATACAGGAAGGTGTGTTATACTTGTCCTGTATTTAACTTAGCCAAATTAAGTTAGATACGTGGCTCCATGTGGTATGTCGGTACCTGTGGAGCCAAACCTTTACTCTTCTTCAATAAATTCTCCATTTACAAGTTTATAAAATGTATCAGGTTTTATCTTTGCTCCGTCTACTTTCGCAGACTTCACATCTACAATATGGTATGTTTCGTCTTCAAATTCCTTCCATTCAGCAAGTACAATAAAGCATCCAATAGACCCTTTTGCTTTGGAATTGCATCCAATTGCCATTGCAACGCTCTCTTTTCCTTCTACGGTTGCCGCTGACCAGTCTCCAGTGTTGGTTGCCGCTGACCGGCTTCCAGTGTTGGTTGCCGCTGACCAGTCTCCAGTGTTGGTTGCCGCTGACCGGCTTCCAGTGTTGGTT